TGCCACTGAACGGTTTCCGGTGTTGGTTGCCGCTGAACAGTATCCGGTGTTGGTTGCCGCTGAACAGTCTCCGGTGTTGGTTGCCACTGAACAGTATCCGGTGTTGGTTGCCGCTGAACAGTCTCCGGTGTTGGTTGCCGCTGAACAGTCTCCGGTGTTGGTTGCCGCTGAACAGTCTCCGGTGTTGGTTGCCACTGAACGGTTTCCGGTGTTGGTTGCCGCTGAACAGTCTCCGGTGTTGGTTGCCACTGAACGGTTTCCGGTGTTGGTTGCCACTGAACGGTTTCCGGTGTTGGTTGCCGCTGAACAGTATCCGGTGTTGGTTGCCGCTGAACAGTCTCCGGTGTTGGTTGCCACTGAACAGTATCCGGTGTTGGTTGCCGCTGAACAGTCTCCGGTGTTGGTTGCCGCTGAACAGTCTCCGGTGTTGGTTGCCGCTGAACAGTCTCCGGTGTTGGTTGCCGCTGAACAGTCTCCGGTGTTGGTTGCCGCTGAACAGTCTCCGGTGTTGGTTGCCACTGAACGGTTTCCGGTGTTGGTTGCCGCTGAACAGTCTCCGGTGTTGGTTGCCACTGAACGGTTTCCGGTGTTGGTTGCCACTGAACGGTTTCCGGTGTTGGTTGCCGCTGAACAGTATCCGGTGTTGGTTTTTTTATCATTGTTCCAATCAACTTGATTCTTGATGTATTCAACACCTGCTTTTATGATTCCAGCAATTCCGATTTCAGCTTTGATCGAGATACTTTTTCCAACCCTCTTGCTATCATCCGATTTTTGATCGTTTGCATCCAAATCTACTTCACAGTATCTTGAATCTGACGGTGCATAATATCCAAATACATCTAATGGAAATTCGCACGCATGAAATCCTTTTTCGCAAATTTCAGCACTTTCTTCTGAATATTTTTTCCCGGTTTCGTACTGGAAATCTCGGCATTTCAAATCTTTATCGAATCCTTTATAGCACAGCATTTTTATTTTTCCTTTCTTTGAACTCAATTCCAAGAATCGCAGCCACATCTTCTTTTTCGATGTAGTCGCTGTCATCCTTGTTCATTACGGCTTCGAGTGCCGCTACTCTCCCTACCAGCAAAGCAAATTCCTCTTCGAGAATTTCTGGTTCGTAAGTGTTTTTATTCATTCTTTAATCCCCTCGATATTAAGTCCACAAGCTCCTCGACCAATTTATTACTTTCTTCAGTAAGTTCTTCTTCTGTCCAGAATCCAACTTCTACCGCATGTTTAATTCCTTCTTCGGCTTCATCTTTTGGCATTCCTTTTTCCATGAAGAGTTCTCGCATTTTTCTTGCGATCACGGATAAATCAGTCATAAGATCCGGGACATTTCCTTTAAAAGTAATTTCTCCTTTTTTATTGCATTTAATCATTCGCTTATTCCTCCCTTAAAATTCTTTCAAGATGCTCTTTGGCTTTGATGAAGTTTTCTTCTTCCTGATATCCATTTTCTGAAATGCTATAAATAATTCCTTCTTGATCGCCATCAAATAATTCATCGTAGATACTAACGCTCATAAATCGACCGTGTTCATAATTTGTAACGCTAAAATTTACAGTCATGCGATTTCTTTCCTGCACCTTCCTGCACAGTTGATACAGGGCATCTACTTTTGCATTAAAATCACTCATGCTATGCTCCTTTCTGTGGTATAACCTCCTATAGGAAGGAGGTGTGACAGGGTGTGCCCAAAATGGTGGAAACCCCTTGTTTATGTGGTATAATCTCCTATAGGAAGGAGGTGTGACTAATGGATATTAACCAAATTGCTCATGATCTGTCTGTTGCTAAATCTGTTAAAGATAGTTCTGACACCAAAGAAATTATTAAGCTGTACCACGAATACAACGAAGAATTTCTTAATATCCTGTCAAAAGAACCGATCAAACTATCCAAGGCAAATGCAATAAAACCACCACACGCTTAATCATCTGATGTGCTTTGTGTGATTGTGTCCACATAGAGCACATCATTTAAACAAATTTTCAGCAAATGGTTTTCTCCATTCTTATCAAATTCCAACATAATCATATCTGGATATACGGATGGTCTGACAAGATCACCATAAGAACCGTCGATTTCAAACACATCTCCGCTCTTTAATTTGATAATTGTCTTTTTTTTCATATTCCCACCTCCCTACATTGTCATCTGGGCATTGCAGTCGCGAATCATCATCTTTGTGTTGGTACACGGTGTCCACTCTTTGATATATTCGACTGCTTCCTGATACCTCAACTTGGGAATGTTATTTCTGGCATTTACATCGAAGTAAGTCTTTACATCCCTGTTGCATTCTGCAAATACTTTCTTTCCAATCTCATCATAAGCATTGGATTTCTTTCCACCTAGAACCTCGATCACCACCTTGGAAACTAGATCACTGATGTACTTCTGCTGTCCGTAATCAATTGTCATGGTATTCTCAAGTTTCTCGATTCGTTCCTCATGGTCTTGATTGCCAAGAGCCGGGAGCTGAATCTGTTCTGCTATGGTCATCGGCTTTCTGGAATCTTTATCGAAATACTCGTCCACCAGTCTGTCGTACACTTCCCACGCCTTTTCAGTGTTCAGTGATTTTGCATGAAGGAATGCTCCCTTTTCTGTCCAGAGGTAGAGTTTATTGATTCTTGACGAATCGTCAAAATGACGTTTCGTTTTAAACTCCTTTAATTCTTCTCCCTCAAGGCAAATGAAATGTTTGCCTTCGATGTATCTTTCTTTGTTTCTGCTGAAATTTTTTGAAATGATTTTCGTGTCAGTTCCATACGCTTCAGCAATCTGCTGTGTGGTAAGAACTCGAATGTTCTTGTACTCTGTTACTGTTAAGTTGTTCATGTGGATCCTTTCTATTGAGTTTCGTTCCTAACCTCTTTATAATGTAACCACAGGCTCTATAACGCCGAGTAAATGAAAGGAGATAAAGACTTGCTAATTCAAAATGGAAATGACCTGCTTGGTCTTTTGATTCAAAACGCTACCAACGATTTCATGAATCAATACGACCTGTTACAGTTATCTGGTCTCGATCACCAGACGTACAACTACTACGTGAAATCTCTTAATTCCAAAGGTCTTGTAGTTACTGACTTAGCCAATATATACTTGACTGATTTAGGGAAAAACTCCTATGTTTCCAAACAAGACAAAGTAAAGAAATCACTTTTTGATTTTTCCAAACTTTCTCTCAAATTCATTATCAAAACATCTCTTGGTATTGGAGTCGCGCTTCTGACTGCTTTCCTTATCTGGTATTTTGGTTGGAATTAATCCAAGCGTTTTAAGTATCAGTAGGATGTTGTAAACCGGAATATCTGGCATCCCTTTCATAAACAGGTTAATCTCGCAGAGGTCTGAATACTGTTCGTCCGTAATGTGGATGCCGATATTCTCTAAATCCTCTTTGAATGTAGAAAACTGTTCTGCCACATTCCCACCTCCTACTTAATCATCCTTAGTGAAGAAAATACTAACCGGGTCTTCGATATGAAATTTGTCAATCATAATTTGAATCTCATTGCTGTTGAAAATTCCTCTCTGCATCTTTCCGTAAAATGTTTTTGGCGTAATTCCAAGCATTTTAGCAACGTCCGCCTGAGATTTTCTATTCTTCGCAAAAATGCCTCGAAGCTCATCAGTTTTTATCATTTTGTCATCTCCTGTTCAATCACCATCTGCCCTTTCGGTTTCCTGTCCTAGAAACTTATTTACGAAATACAACTGTCCTTTCCCACTGACTTTTGTCGTGCGTGTGATTCTGACAGAGCCATCTGGATTCTGGACATTGGATTCTTTGATTTCAAACAATCCCTGCTCAACGTATTTCTGTTTTGGCATATTTCGTGAACTTCCAGAAACCATCAAATAGCCATTGTCTCTCATCCACTGGAATAATCGTTTCTGTCCTATCTGGTATCCGTTCTGGCAGATAAGTTTTGCCAAGTCACCGATAAGAATTGATGTATGACTTGCGGATACAGCATCTGCGAAAATTGTTTTCGGTCTATCAGCTTCAATTTTCTCCGCAAGAGACTTATTTGTATCTTTCAACTTCGCAATCGTCTGGTCTGCCATCTTCAACGCTCTGGCAAAAACCTGTTCTGGTGTATTCCATGCTTTTTCAAGGTCGATGAGATAATCCCTGATTAGCTTTCCCTTTTCAGTTCTGGACATCATTGCTAAGTGTTTTGCCATAAGCACTGTAATTTTATAATCTTCAAGTTCCCTAACAGCACCGTTATTAACAACCGTACTCGATGTACACTTGTTATAATCCTCACCTTCAACAAACAATTCCCTATTTGAATCAAACCATCTGCTAAACCTTGATTGTACATCTAATGCTTTATGCAAATCTCTTGCGGAAATAGTTGGCTCTTCATCATCGTAATTAATTGATATTAATTCGTTCATGCGTCTCCTTTCTTAATCACTTTTTACTGTTGCGGGTTCTTTTCTACTGGATTCGCTTTCCTCTATATCAAGGATTGCTTTTCCATACCAGAGCATTTGATCTTGCTTTTTCTCCGGTAAATTATTGAAGCGTTCTATCATATTTTTAAATGCTTCACGTCTTTCATTTGACATTCTGTTCACCTCCTAATATTTCGTTTGTGATTATATAATATCACATTTGAAATTTTTGTCAATATAAAAAATCACTTTTTTATTGTTTTTTTATTTCATTTGTGATATTATGTATTTAGAAAGGAGGAATAAAGTTGAATAAAAGATTAGCAGAGCTAAGAAAAAGTCTTGGGATGAATCAAAAAGATTTTGCTTCTTCGTTATCACTTGGGCAATCAACCTTGGCAATGATTGAAACAGGAAAACGCGAGCTAAACGAAAGAAACATCAAATTGATATGTTCTTTGTACAAAGTCAATTATGACTGGCTCGTAAATGGAATTGGAGATATGTTCCAAAGCGACGATAGTGATGCGCAGGCTATCGTTGATTCGGTAATGACCGGAGATAATGAATTTGCCAAGAAGATTCTTGTCAAGTTTGCAAAGCTCAGTGATGAACATTGGAAGCAGCTCCAAGAAATCCTAACAGAATTGGAAAACAATTAAAAAAAGAAAGGCCAGAGAATAAAAAACTCTGGTCTTTTCTTATATTCTGCTTTGTTGTTTTGATTTATAGTGATATAATAAAATCAACTAATACCAAGGGGGAAATATCTATGAAGAAAAAGCTATTAATTGCATTTTGTGCTTTTACAGTTTTAGGAGTTCCTACTCTTACTTATGCAGGCGGAGTGACTGGCGTTGAAGTTCAAAAGGATGATTCTGAAAAGTACGGTGTGATCGGTGATTTTGATTATGATATAGAGGGAAACTCTGTGAAATTGCACGGTTATGATGGAAAGTGCAAAATTTTGGAAATTCTTCCATCATACAATATTGATGGAACAGACTACGCAACAGATTTATCAGATTTCCAGATTGGAATTGGAAGTTCTCATGTTGAATCAGTTATTTTTCAAGAAGGAATTACTGAAATATATGATGCTGTTTTTAATTCCTGTGATGTTCAAAAAGTATTTTTTCCTAAAAGTATGATAAACGTAACAGATAAAGCTTTGTCTTACTTAAATCCTAAAGAAGATGGCGATCTCATCCAGATTTACTATGCAGGCACACAAGACGACTGGGGAAACATTTTTACAGAATATAAAAGAACAAAAGTTGAAGATGCTGAATTCGGAGAGGAATTGGGAACATCTATTGCGGACAAAATAAATTCAATGTTGGGCGGCGATTATGACAGTTCCGAATTCGAATATTATTTCTCCGCATCGCCAGATGATTTAAAAACAGAATAATTATTATGCCGCATCTACAGTTAAAGCAGATGCGGCATTTTAGGCTACTTTTCTCTTAAATATAAGTATACCAGCAACTTGTATACTCTTTTTAAAGTACTTTCTAATTTTACCTTATCTAATAATTCAATAATCTCTTTCCTATAGTCCATAAATAACCCTCCCTGCTTGAAAACTACTGCCTACACTAAAGTATATGTCCGGACAGCGTGAAATATGTTCCGAACTTATGCTTGTATTATGCCTTACGATATGTCCAATAAAACGGGACACATCCAAATTTCCCCTTGCCAGTTGCCAGTGGTATACTGGAATGTTTGCAATTTCAAATATAACCTTTACTTTCGCAAATATAAAGTTCGTTTTTACCGGATTTTCTATGTTTTCTGCAATATCGTTCGTTCTTAGAACCTCTTTTATGCTCTGGCTTAAGGTTGAATGCTTGCACATATCCTCTGCCAAGCGGATGGAGCTTTTACGCAAATAATCTTGATTGCACATCGGCAAGTGAATGATGTAGCTTGCAAAGAAGATTACTCCTACTGCGATCAACAATCTTTCAATCTTCCTCATAATATATACCTCTTTAGTCTATATTTTATGTACTTAGTTATACCACTTTTTGTGCAAATTAATCGGGTAAAACGATAAAACTGCATTTTTGATGGATAAAAATGTGAAAAATATTTCGGTTTTGACTATGATATTGTTGAATCTTGCGGTATAATATATGCAAATTTTACTAAGGAGGAATTTTTTATGAGAAAGAAAGCAAAGTTTTTAGCCAGTATTGGGCTGTCAAGTATTTTACTTGTATCCATGCCATCCAATGTTTTTGCGGAAGATTTTGTGTTATACGAAGAGAACGGCATTCATGTTGAAACAAAAGGATTAACCGATTCCCCGTCCACAGGCACTATAGGACTGTATATCGAAAACAATTCTAATTTGAATTTAGGCATAGCTCCTTATGCTTATGCCATAAACGGTATTATGGCAGGCGGCGATCAGTATGGCATAAACTCCTCTGATGTAGCGCCCGGAAAGAAAGCGAATTCTACTTTGGAGCTGATAGATGCATGGGAAAATAAAGATTTCTTCAAAGACTACCAGATGAACGAAGTAGATAGCTTCGACGTTCTCTTGTGGGCTTACGACAATGCAAAGAGCTTCAAGGCTTTTGACAGCGGTCAGATTCACGCTGACGTAGCCGGAACTACCGTAGTTTCTTCTCCTGTATTTGACAGTGCACAGAATTTGTACAATCAAAATGGTATTAGTGTCGATTTCATATCCTCGGCAGGTAACAGTTTTACATTTTGTATCACAAACACTACTGGGCAATATTTCGCATACGACGTAACTTCTGAGACTTATAATGATTTCACAATGTCAGATAGTTATGAAGTATACAATGAGTATTTGTTAGATGGCTGCAAAACTCTTATGACTCTGACTCCTACAGATGAATTTCTTGCGGCGAACGGAATTTCTGATGTGTCAAACGTAGATTTTGCATTAACGATTCGCCCATTAGCAGAATTCGCTAACGAATATACTACAGACTTGATTTCATATCAGAAATAATTCATTGCACAAATATCGTAAAGCAAAGAGCCGAGGATTTTACTCCCCGGCTCTTTTTATGGTAAAACCTGCATTCACGATCACGTTCCTCCCCAGAGCAATCTGGCAGGCTGTACCAACGAATTAATATGTCGAATTTTTTCGAAATTTCGCTGAACTATTTACACATTTTCGTTTCGGTGCTACTATATTACCATAATTAATTACTTAGATGAGGATAATCTGATGAAAGTTGAAGTGCAAGCGATAAACGGAAGGTGATTACTATGAAAATCGCTATTTGTGACGATTGTGAACTACAGGTTGCATATTTTAAACATCGAATCGAACCGTTTTTAAAGCAAAACGGTGACCGGAACTATACGATAGACGGTTATTTCAGCGGGGAACCCTTGATAGATGATGTCAAGGACGGAAAATGGTTTGATATGATTGTTTTGGATGTGGTACTTAAAAACGAAAATGGCGTAGATATTGCCAAAGAACTCCGGAAGTGTGGATATAAGGGTGAAATTGCTTTCTGGACGGCTCACAAAGATTTTGTCTTTGATGCATTAGATGTTGAATTTACGCATTATATCATCAAAGGGAATGAGCATGGAAGACTGTTTTCTGTAATTGATAATACTCTGAACGATATAAAGCACAAAATGCTCACGATCAGGCACAGAGATTGCATCATAAGGATTCCATTGAATAAAATAGAGTATCTTGAGGCACGGGACAAGCAGGTCTTTGTACATTGCACGAACGGGATTATACACAATATGTATGCAACTTTAAAGTCAGTTGAACCATACCTTGATAAGCGTTTTTTGCGTTGCCATAAGTCGTTTGTTGTAAACATGGATTATGTACAAAAACTGAATTCTGATTTTACGATGTTTTCCGGGGATAAAGTACTGATTCGTAAGAATGGATATGCGGATATTAAAAATCAATATTGGGGATATATTATTAAGTAAAACAAGAGAGATGATCTGTCAAGGAATAAAAACAGACCATCTCTCTTTTTGAGTCCCTGTTCAAACTCTGGGGAGGAGTTGAATTATGGTACACTTATTATATCACATTTATCACATTTTGCAAATATATTTCGCGGAAGCAAATCCAAAGTACTTTCCGGCAATTCTGATGTAATACCAGTCGGTTCCGTCTTTTGCTTTGACCGTATCGCACACATCAACAAGATTTCCTTTTGCAAGTACGGGGTAGCTTTTAATCTGCGGATTCTCAGTCCCTGCCCATGTGCGAACATTGAGTTTATTTGCAGTTACCTTACCCACAAACTTAGGTGTCTTGGACGGTTTAGAATCTTCTGTGGTAGCCGTTGTATTACTCGAATTATCTATAGATACATCGGATACAATGCTCCAATCCGGTGTGCAGAATTTTGTTCCAGGCATCTGGCTGTTGAGATAACTCTTCGCACAAACTCCGCCGCCATTTGCGATTATACCGGATGCACCGGATGTGTTGCCCTCAATGGTATAGAATCTGTCTCCATTTACAGCTGTCACAATGCCAGTGTGGGTAAATGTGCCGCCATGATAGAAAATTACGATATCGCCAACTTTCGGATTAGCATTCTTTGCGAAAAGCTGTCCTAAAGTCGGGCAATATACATAAGGCCAGTGTTTCAAGAGTTTCTTTGCTTTATTCAGTCCGAACGCTTTCATAAAGCACCAGCTCACGAACGCTGCACACCACGGCTGTCCTTGATACGATGATTTCACGTCTCGCCAGTATTTTGTATAATTCGCACTTCCGGCATTGGCGGTCTTACTATCAAGCTGGCTGTTGCTCTTCTTTTCAAGATAACCTATTTCATTTTTGGCAATCTTAATGACTTTTTCAATGACTTCTGTCTTTGTCATGCTCTTGTTTTCCCCTTTCTGCTCTGTCCGGTAATCCGTATAAAATACATCCATATCAACGTCATTTGCACTGATTCCTGCTACTTTTCCACTCTCTGAATACTGCCAGCCTATGCCAACGGACGGTCTGAGCCGTTCTGGAATAGTCCCGTTGTCATTATTCGCATATCTTGCAAGCCACAGATCGTATTTCTTGAGGTTGTCGGACAGGTAATTATTATACCAGTCCATATTGCAATAGATACCAACCTTATATCCTGCTTTTTTTATTCTGGTCAAGAATGATACCGCAATATTCTCGATAGCCTGCTTGCCGAGGCTTCTCTGCTGTTTCCATTCGAGATCGTAGAATACTGGAAAGTCCAGTCCGCGTCCGTTCAGCACTTCGATCACATTCTCAGCTTCTTCGACAGCTTGTGCCGGTGTTAAGGCATAACTGTATTTGTATGCCCCTGCCAGAATACCGTTCTGTTTACATCCTTTGTAGTTGTGTTCAAACGAGGAATCTACGCCATATCTCTGATGGACTCTAAGAATTGCTACTTTTATTCCGGATTTTGCGACTTTTGTCCAATCTGGCTTGCCTTGATCTGATGATACGTCAATTGCTTTGATTTCCATAATTAATCTCTCCTTAATAAAAAACAATAACATCAAGTTTTCGATCGGTTAACGCCTTTGTACTTTTGCAGGCAACTCGAATGCTTGAAACTGATGATGTTGTAACAACAGATACCATAAAAGGTGATCCACCTCTCGGAATAGCTATTACTGCATTTGGTACTTTCGGAACAGATATAGAAACATCAACTTGTTTCGTTACTTCTGCATCCAGATTGAATGCACCTGATGTAAATTTTCCCATTTTGCGATAATTCTTTCCATATATCACATTTTCTATGCACTCCTTTAACTTAGTCCAGGTTATTTTTTTTAATAAATTATCGGAAGCCGTTACGACAGGAAATATATTTGCATCTTCCATTTCTGTGGCTTCAGTAAGTTTGTTCAACGCTTCTGTTTTTAACGAATTCGCCATGGTATCACTCCTTTCTTAGAAATTGTTTGACTTCATCGAGTTCTTGTTTGAGGGAATCTATCTCTGATTTCTGCTGTTTCAACATTGCGAACATTGCCGGAATCATCACACGATAATTCCAGTCTTCGATTTTGCCATCCATGTGTATTGCTGCTTCTGGCATATGTTGTTCAACATCATCTGCCAAAAACATCGGCATATATTTTCCACTGTTTTCGTCTTCAGAAGAAAGGTAGCCATCCTTGTATTTAGCCCAAACTGTTTGGATGCTATACCAATTTTCAATACTTTGAGCATCTATGTCCTCTCTTACATCTTTATATCGTTTTGCAGACGATGCTGACCTAACAACTGTCCCGTCGAGTTTGAGCATTAGGGTGTAGGCATTTGTGTATTGCTCTACACTATGCGTTTTTAATTGATTGAAGACTTCTGTGTAATCATGCGTACACCTCAAAGGAGTATAAGGATTAGATACAGAATCGACACCGTCGTTCAAGTATATTTCAAATTCATAGTCAGCTAGCATCTGTAATGCATACCTGTTGTCTTGGTTGGCGGACCACCGCATCCCAACACCCCTTTGCGAAGCCATCAGCACGCCTTCCACTTCGTCCCACTCATACATTTCATATCCGCTCAGAGAAGGAATAGCAAAGTAGTCATTAGCATCTCTAAGATCATAACCGCACAGCAATCCTCTGTTATCTAGTAGAGACAGTAACCTTCCGTCTTCATCGTACAGATACAATACTCCATTCCCATTATTCGCTCCGCCCAATGCCAGTTCGCCACCTAACGCCGCACTAAAGCTAATATACAGCTGACCATTCTTGTAATACAGGCCTTTCCATGCTCCATTGTTGGACAGGATATTCACGATGTCCGTCTGCGTTAAATTGTCAACATCAATAACTACCGCAACGCTCTGCATATCGAGCATATCTGTAGTACCGCCAGCCGCATACAGTTTGCACCGGATATTGGTAATATCCCTCGGAATTCCGACTGTAGTGCCGTTGCCGTCAGTTACAGTCTGTCCACTGCCATCAGTAAGAATCGTATACAGATAATGTTTGACTGAAATTTCATTTGCAGACGATGTATAAATAGTTTTCCATGTGTTTCCGTCGGCGGTTTCCTCAATTACAAATCTACCGCTATATGCGTATCTGGTAGCTGAATCACCGTCTCGGTAATACGCGTTGAACTCCAAGAAGTTTGGACTAATAACCTTATCTGATCCGCGTTTCAGAACTGTACAGGATGGCTCGATGATGTAGGTTCTTCCGGGCTTTCCTTCAGCTCCCGGATCTCCTTGAAGTCCATTCTTCCCAGCTTTCAATTTCGCAACCGTAAACCGCTTCGTAATTGACAATGCCCGTAGATAAGTGGATTTGATGTCCACCCATCCATTATCTGCACTCAATCCGGTCACGGTATAAGTATGTGTGGAATCATTCCATGAGCCAGTCACGTTATTGGACTTCGTGATGGTATAGGTGCAATCATTGGTCACATCGTTAGTTCCATACATGACCTGGGCCGTAGTTGTCACGGTTGGAAATGTTCCAGTGATATTTCCGTCGGCATCAGTGGTGATACTCTGGTAGTCGTTGGTCAACTGCATGGTCATGTTCTTTGCTTCCGCAATGCTGTCGTCCATAGCAGTCAACTTTTCAGTCAGAGTCTGATCGCCGATAATCAAAATGTCCGGATTCATGTACACTGTATTGGTATCCATATTTACCTGGAAGATAATATTTCCACCTTTGTCTTTTACTGTCAATGCACCAGAATCAATATAATCCGCATTAATTCCCTCGGCATACAGAAGTTTGGTTATCATCGTTCCGGTCAGTTCAAAACCAAACGGATAGGTCTTGCCGCCATCATTCGACACGCCGATTGCCTCAGATGTGATTTTAATTACATTTTTCGATTCTGCCAGACTAGCCTTGTCGTGGAAATATGAGATTGTGCTTCCATCTTCCTGTTGAACGTAAGTCGCAAAGAGTCCGCTTCCGACAGAAAGAGATTCCTGCAAATTCTCAATAGCCTTTTTTCTTTCATTTTTTTCTTTTTCTACCAAATTCCGTGCATCCACATACGTCTGTGTTGCCTGACTATACCGGGTGCTGCTATTTTTAGCTGCACTCTTGGCATTGCAGGCAATTGTCTGTCCTGAGCCGGGATGTAATGTAGTTGTTGTGAGGTAGGTGTTATACAGTTTTCCGTTCCGGTCTGTAATTATGATTGCGTCACCGGCTTCCAATGCCACGTTGGTGGGACAACCAGAGTCAAATGGTCTGAACCGCATTCCCACGCATTTTTCAGCAATTATGGACGCAACCGTTTCTCCATCACCTTTGCGAATCAACTTGTTGTCGGAAATTCCCAGCACATACCCCTCTGTACCGGAAATATAACTTCCTGCCACATCTTCCGAAGAATCACTGTACTCTGTGACTTTTACTCCTGTAATAACGACATCTGTATGTTTTGGCGTGAAATTATATGTGACATTGATTTCCTGCGGATTTGTCTTTCCGGTATCGAACCATTTTACGCATAATCTTCCATATTCGTCACACCGCAACCACTGGCAGCCGATTTGAGCAACCCACTGCAATACTTGTCGAAAAGTCAGTGCATCATCAGCAGGACGTTTCTGGACAATGTAATCATCCCGGTCAAACGAAGTAGTCAAGAGAGTAACGCCGCATACGCTGCACGCATCACGGATAATCTGTGCCCTTGTAGCCGGATAGATTAATTTACTCTCGGAATAATCACGGTCGAATTTTCGCATATTATCTTCGCACGTAAGATCTATGGTCACGGTTTCGATTTCCGGCTGTTCTACAACTGTTGTGGTACAGATGCGGACTTTTTCGGTTGTTCCATCATCAAGAGCAAGCCCAATGTAGCAAACAACTTCTGCCCCGTCGAAATCATAGTCTGAGTACCGACCGTCAAAGTTATTGATGCTCAAAGTCAGCACATTAATGATCGCAGATCCAATGTCGAAACTATTATCTCCAGATACAGAATCCTCAAACATTACGCCGTTTGCCCACAAATCTGAACTGGTCAGATTAAGCACGGTTCCATCCGTTAAAGTGATGTCGGCATATTTGAGGTACTGTATATCTGTCCCGTTATTTACTTTTTCTTTCCAAGCGTTAGATAGATTTCGCCTTTTGTCACCTCTCGATCACGTCAAAACTAATAGATTCCGTCCGTTGGTTTCCTATCCACCACCATTTTACAGGGGCACTGCGGTCACCAACGTAGAATGTTCTGGTTTCGTATTTTCCTGACATCATGTCAGGGTAAGTTATCTGGATATATTCTGGATTGAATGCCTGCAAAATCTTCGCTGTGGTTGCCCAGTCCTTGCCATTCCACTGCAACGCCAGCTTTCTTTTTTGTGCGACTCGGTTTTTATGCATCAGCGAATCGTCGGAACGCCCGGACTTTGAAGCAGATATGTCATTCAAGCCCCACGTGTATGCTGACGGACAAGGCATCTCAACGCCATTGACCTTCAAAAAAATGTCTGCCCTTATTTTCCCCCTTTCTTGAAACAATAGTGAACGTCTTATGATTCTCTATTGTACCATAGCGGGGATGTATGATTCAGTATGGAAAACGGATGTCTGCCAGAAGAATCACTGGTGGCATTCGTAGCTTGTCTGGAATCATTGTTATTGATTGACGCTTTTCTACTAGAATCAATTTAAATACGCCATGCGAGGAAATTATCACCTATGGTATTTTGAATGAATTTTGACTCGTTTTAGTCAGTGTATTCTTACTCTTCCCATTTCTGCTTCACTCGTTCACACAAGATTCTCTGGTTCTCCTCGGTGAAGAACAGCCAGATATGACGGTCATACACTTTTCCAGAACGTTTTCCCATCTTCGACCGGAAGAATTCGTCAACCATATCTCTGTAAAAGTCCAACTCGTCCTCTTCCTCAATGGCTGCTTTTATTAATGGCGATTTGTCACTGGCAATAACTCCCAAGAATTGGTTCGCATACTCAGTAGAAATCATCATATGCTGCTCGCCCATGTGTTCCCGGTACTGCTTGAAGTAGTAAGTGATAATTGCCACGGTTAGGCAAATATCATGGTCTTGAAGAATGTCCTCTTTGTCCCCGTACCGTGAATTGAATTTATCAAACAGCAACTGCGGTACATCTTCATCGTTGTATTCTTCAGAGAGATTGTTCCAGGTCTGCTTGTACCGCTCCTGCTTCTGCTCTTTCGTTCTAGGTGGTATATTATTTATATTTAGTATATTTATATTATTAGGAGCAGAAGTCTTTACTCCTTTACCAGACGATGGTAAAGTCTTTTCCTCTGTACTTGATAAAGTACAGTCTTTATCTGTATCAGTAATTGATTTATCAGTAGTTGATATATCAGTTCTTTTATTATGGGGGTGATGTTCTACCTCTGGGACTTCTAGGGCTAGGGTTTCTATACCTTGAAAAAAAGCCTCTTGATTATTGTTATTGTCAGATACCTCATGCGGAGTTTCGTAAATGTTATAAATGTACTCAAACTTAGATCGTCCCTCTTCTTTGCAAGGCTTTTTCTTATCCACAATAAGATACCCTGTTGCTTTTAACTCTTTTATGGTTGATTTCACTGCTGTTTCATTTTCCTTTAAAATTGCACATAACCCGGGAATAGAATAATTCCAAGAATCCGGTAATGAAAACATTACAGATAAAAGCCCTTTTGCTTTTAAACTCAAATCCTTATCTCTAAGGTGATGATTACTCATCAGCGTATAATTCTTTGTTTTGTGTACTCTAAATACTGCCATAATCACACTGCCTCCCTTTCTGAATTATTAAGTGGAATTTCACTGAAATCTCGAAGTATATCTATTCCACTATGAAACAGTTCGGGAGAATCTTCTGTTTTGCAATCTTCATTAAGAACCGGATTATTTTCAGCGATAAGTAATATTTCCAAAATGTTTGTATCTGCAATATTGTTCACTATATAAAACATTACTCGGGTAATTTTTGCTGAGTTTTTTCGTTCCCTATAAGATGATGTGATTCTTTGTGATAAATCAATTGATTTTCCAATATACAAAATGGTATTGTCTTCGCCAATAAAAGCGTATATGCCATGAACTTTATACAAATTATCACACAAAAACAGCATTGATTCTATCGGAAAATCTTTACTACATTCAACGACATCTTCATTGTTCTTTTCTATAATGGATTCTCTCCATAATATTCGTGCATATGCGTCTTTATTTTTTGATATAAAGTCAGATACATCACCATATCGACTATTCTCATCAAATCTTTTGTATCCATAACAAGCCCATGAAATTGCATTAGCATAATCAATTTGACGAATACTCGCTTTTTTCCAATTACATTTTTTATATTCCTCTTCGTGTTCTCTGATAAATTCACTGACATCATAATAACTATCGCTTTCACTAAAAGCTGCTTCAATATTCAGCGCATCAGCAATTGCTCTGGCAAATTTTAATTGTCTTGGGGAAACTAATTTTCGACCGTTCATATAGATAACCTCCATGTCGTTAATGCGTGACTGCCTTGTAGCCACAGATCCATGATTTATAAAAACAACAGGCAGGTGCATCATGGAATTGCACTTGTCCCCCGTCGGGTTAGCCTGTTGGTTTTACCAAAAATTACAATACGCATTTTGAGTGTGAACTGTTCTGACAAACAAAAAAAGGCATACTAAAGAATCCTGAGGCTTTTGCCTCCTTTATCCTTAGTATGCCTTCGGGTTCAACATCCCTTATGCGTATTTATATATTACCATATTCCGGCACAAAAATCAATAGGCCGGTGACGGATTCATCCGATAATCTGTGTTTTCCTGTGCTTTTGTGACAATTCTCGCAAGTTCACGTTCATTGATTTTGATGCTGTTCATGATGTACTCAGGAGCAAAACCACCTATTCCGCCATTGTTCATTATCGCAGTAACAACACCGCGTTCCACTGCCGCAGCAAGTTCTTCAGCCGACAGCCCCATAGAACCGTCGTAACCAGACATGATGCTGTCAGCAATGCCTTTCATTACCTTTCGGTTTTCCAGAGGAAGAACAGCTTCGTTACCAGCCTCGCCAACACCGATCACGGATGCCTTGCCGAACAGACCGCCTTTCGCATACCAGTTTACACCAGAATTCCAATTGTAAGAATAGTGGTTCCCGCTTGTGGAAGCGTTCATGTTCATCCACATATGCGGCGTGCTGATATGGACAGACCTCATACCGTTCGCCAACTCTTGCATTGCATTTCTGCCGACATTATACAGCCCGGTAAACTTGCTCTTGATTGTATTCACAACACTATTCAAGGAACTACCGATTTTGCTGTTCATATCCTTTGAAATGTAAGAAGATACAGCTTTTCCAAGTGACTCCCATTTTCCGTATGCAATGTTGTATTGACTTTTGAAATGGCTTGCTACGGACTTATCCATGAAACCGAGTTCCGTGCTTACTGCAACTTTCATTTCTCTGGCTTTCAAAGTTGCTTCTCTCGAGGAATTTCCCCAATGCATAGACGTTGTGGTGTCAACGCTACTCATGTAAGTGTCTGCTTGTTTCTGGATTTCTGCAAAATCATCAGTAGCTGTCTTTGCCATTTCATTTGTTGCTGTCGTAGTATCTTTAGATGCTTTTCCGGCAGAGGAAGAAATGGTTTTCTGTGCCCCAACGATATTCTTTTCAATCGCAGTTTTTGTTGCGACAGTTGCATCAGGAAAATCCTTTGACAGTTTATTGTTCAACTCATCAAGCGGAACTCCGGCATTTTTGAGTGAAGTGTAAACTGCATCTAATGCATCTTTTGTGCTCGTGATAGTACCGCCATTATTAGCGTTATCCAATTCGTCCATAGCAGTCTTGTACGAACCACCAAATTCATCAGACTGTAAACTCAGCATATACAGTTCGTTTTTAAGGTCTGACATACTGATTTTGGAAGTATCGAATTTAGAAGCAGCTTCTGATACTCCTTCGCCAAGTTCCACAATCTTCTTTGTCATGCCGTCCACAAACTCAGCCGATACACCCGCTTGCGTTCCATACAGTCCGAGAGCAGTTCTGGCTTGATCTGCGGAAACGCCATACTCTTTCAGTTTTTCAACCATGTCTGAATACATTTCATCATGGCTTTTCCCAAGTTCCTCATCGGTTTCGATTAGTTGCCATAATGCTTCTGACTGCTCGTTGGTAAGGTTTGCTACATTAGTCAGCTGAGTTGCATAATCATGCAGATATCCGCCGTACTGAGTGGTCATTCCATTGCCACCCTGCATGGTCTCAAAAAGTCCTGCTAATTTTTTGGTAAGGAATACTGCACCTGCGGTTGCTAATGCGATTCCGCCGCCAGTCGCAACAAGACTTCCAAGAGAAGTCCCTAATGCTGGAACAGCCGTTTCTGTGACAGATGTTATTGCCGGATTGAGCATTCCTTGAATTGCAGTAGAAAGTTTTGTTGTTACGGTTGAACCGGTCAAAAATTTCGTAATGCTATTAACAAATGGCATCAACTTTGAACCAATTGCAAATACAGCTATTGCCTGAATGAATGTACCGGCAGACGTACTTCCAAGTCCTTCCCAAATGCCACCAAGAACACTGGTCAATACAGTAAGCAATTGTTTAAGATGTTTTACCCAGTCGATTTCACTGAGAAATACACCGACATTGTGTCCAAATGCTTCCCAGTCAACACCTTTGGCAATGTCAACCAGTGCAGTAATCAAATGATTTATGAAATCTTCTAATTTTGCCCCGTTTCCTTTCCAGTCAAATTTCTGCATGAACGTAACAATGCCGCCTGTGATATTGTCAACCATTTCATCCCAGTCGAAAGTCGCAGTGAAAGAAGCAAGCGTATCAAAAGCACCATTCAGTCCGGTTGCCAGTGCATCTGCAATCTCTGTGAAACTTATCTTACGGAAGATTCCGTTGAGTCCATTCGCTATAGCAACACCAATTTCGCTGTACGGAAGATTCTCAACAAATCCCGCGAAGATTTTCCATCCACGCATAAAAGAGTTGCCAATAAGATTTCCGAAGTTTTCCCAGTCAACTTCTCTTACAAGTCCCGCGACTCCAGAAGCAAATTTCACCCCGAGATTCTTCCAGTCAATTCCCTCTAAAAGTTGATTTGCCGTATTAACAATAGTATTAATACCAGCACCAAAAGTACGCCCGATCAAATCCCAGTTGATATTATCGACAAGGCTGTTGAACGTCTGAGTGAATGCACTGGTGAACTTTGTAATATACGGGCCAACTTTATTCCAGTTGATAGCATCATAGAGTTTTTTCATTCCCCAGTTGATGCCGTCTGCCATTATTTTTCCAAGACCTTTCCAGTCTTTTTTCTTAAAGGCATTCACGATAGCATCTGCCATCTCGTTTGCCCTGTTGGACATTTTCTTGAATGCTTCGTCCCATGCCTTCTGGTAATTGGCAAGTGCCGCATCTAGTGCCGCGTCCAATGCCGGAAGATGTGCTGCACTGCCGCCATTCGTCCCGGATGTTGGACTACTCGTACCACTAGAATCAGAGTTGTCACTAAGCTGATTCAGTTCATCAAAAGAAAGTACGGATAATGTTTTTTCAAGTTTTTTGGCATTCTTATTTGCAGTATCAATAGAATCACTGGCATTGTCCATTTCGTCTGCAATATTACTTGTATCAACAGCAATTCCACCCGTAGAAGCAACATAGTTTGATAGTTTAATGCCAAGAAGTTTCGCAATATAAGCGAACATTCTTTGCAGCGCGATTACAATTGCGTTAATATACGGAAGAACTGTTTGCAGTATAGGAATGAACAAAGAACCTATTGTTCTTCCGAGTGATGCAAAGTTAGATTGAAGCATACGAATCTGGTTTGCTGGCTGTTCTCGAATTGTTATCGCAAGGCTTTTTATCCTTACTTCTGTACCATTACAGTACAAGTCCAGCGTACCTTTTTACCACGGATTCTGCATCCGTACCGACCGATAGTGATGACTCTTGGGAAGATTATATTCTGTAGTATCTCAACTATAGGTTCACTTCCTACGCGTTGCGGTTGACTGCGGTTTTAATCGCAGCCTTCACTCTCTGATTACCGTTGCAAACGGCTTTCCAGCTTATTTCATCACTGATGACTCATACCCTACTTGTCGGTTTCGATATGAGCGACTTGCCAGTAGCTACGCATTTATTGCGCTACTGACCCGTTAATCGTTTTAGCCAAATCACCCCATGCATACTGTGAGTTATTCAGCAAAATAATCGTTCTTAAGATCGTTTTGTCTGCCTGAGATAACTTTGATATGCTGGTGTCGATTCCCAGATTGTATAATTCTTGTTGCATATTAGCATTACGGATATTGATGCCGTACTTGTCCATTGCACGGCTCATACCGGTCAAGCCGGATGCCATATCCTGCCATACATCCTCAAAGTCCATGTTTCGTACAGAAGCAAGGTCAGCACCAACCATAGTCAATGCATTTGACAGCTTCAATGCAGTTTCCGATGTATCTCCCATAGAAGATGCCATCTGTGCAAATGTTGCCTGATACTGCATAGTCTTTTCTGGGTCAAGCCCAAGATTGGCGGTATTGGTTCTGGTCAGTTCGCCAGTATCTGAAACCTCAAATCCTGTTAGTTTCTGTGAAAGCTGTTTGGCTCTTTCTTGGAACGAATCTGCATATGCTTCAGCGGATTTTATACCACTTTTCTTCCATTCATCTGTATCTACATTCTCACCTACTTGCTTAAATGCAGAGTTGAAATAGTTGAGAGTTTCCACGTAATTGACAGCTGATTTTATCGGCTTGAACAGTGTAGAACCAATCCTCTGTAGGAAGAACATTCGCATATACAAGCTGTTGATTTTGTTGCTAATTGTAGTAAAAACTCCAGACATCTTCTTGAGCTTGGACGCGGTATTGATCGCGGATATTCCAATCCTTGCGATTGCAGATGCGGCTTTTTGCCCAAGAGAAATCGTCTTTGAAGCAAATGTGGAAAACACCCGTGACATTCCTCGTATAGCAATTTCCGTCTTCGAAGAAGAAGTGCTGATAGTATTGAACGAATTCGATACAGAACTGGTGGAACTTCCAATATTTCCACCTGCTTTTGCCAGTTGTGCCAACGCTTCTGTCATGCGGATAACATCGGAACTGATATTTGGTGCATCACGCATGGCATTAAAAAATTCAAGTAACGCTTTAGATAGCATAGATAACTGGCTTGCGGTCTGCCCGGTCTTGTTTCCCGCACTTGCCAATCTCGCAATGGCTTGAACAAATGTGTTGACAGATTCGGAAATATTTCCAACCATACTCATCTTTTCAGTTGCTCTTTTTAATCCGTCTGCAAGGCTTGTGATCTCCTTAGAAACCGTTCCAATAGAATCACCAGTTCCAGCTAATTTCGCCACAGAAGAGACAAAACGATTTACACCGGATGAAACATTCGGGATATTTGCCAAGGCAGACAAAGAAGATACCATACTTTCGAGTTTTGAAGTATCAAAATTACTCATATCTATCTTAGCTAAACGGTTCATGGCATTGATAAATGAGTTTACTCCGGTCTCTTTAAAATCTACTTTTCCAATAGATGATAATGATTCCGAAACCCGTTGCATCCCTGTCGACAATCCAGAAGTTTTCGAGTTCAAGGAATCAAATGCAGATACAACCTTTTGAAGTTCATTTGCATATTTTTGGATTCCGCTGGCATTAACACTTCCTAATGATTTATTCAATCCAGTTAGACTTTTGGATAAATTTCTGATTGACTGAACTGCTTTCTCAGTGCTACTGGTTATCTGTATATCAAGAGTATCTATGGTATTATCAGCCCTTAAGCCACCTCCTTTTAATCAAAAAAAATAAAGGGCAGACAAGACTTTTAATCCTGCCTGCCCTCATCATCATTGCTGTGATTCAGTTCGAAATTCGCTTGCATAAGCTGCAAGGTCATAAGTAACTTTTCTCTTTGTCGTTTCTTTTCTGCCTCAGAAAGATTTTCACCTTTCTCCTGTTCTTCTTGTATATCTTGCAGGAATGGCTTATCAAGATACTTCGCCTTGGATTTCTTGCCAACAAGTACAGTAGCAACAGCAGTCTGAACAGCACACATAGTATACATATTGTACTGCCATGCCTGTGTATCCCACTGCCGCTGTTTTAATTTGTAAGCATCGAGATATGGCTCAAGGTCATATGGTGTGGAATCCCAGAACTTTTCCTCAGAAACACCGATTGATAAGTACAACGGAAGTAGCTTCTTGTGGACTACTTCAGAAAAAGTCAGCTCTTCTTCTTGTGATCCTGTGGAGTCTTCGGAAGTTTCTCCTCCGCTTTCTCCATTGCATTTATCATGCCGGATAAAAAACCGTTCTTCTCAAGCTCCTCACTTGCTTTTTCAAATAAAGTAAATCCATTATGAGGATTTTCCTCTGTGGATTCATCTTCGTAGTCGTCCAGAAGATCACATACCTTTTCATATGCAACTTTCTTTTCTTCTTCGGTTTCGTACCCGAATTCATCTTTGTGTTTTCTTTGCAACCCTGCCAGAATCAGTTCTGGAAGCATTTTAATCATATCTTTCGGATTGGTGATTGACCCCATAGAGGACACCTGTGTAAGAATGTCCGACTGGGTAAGTACGCCATATCCGAATTTTACTTTGTATGTTTTATCATTTACTGAGAAACTAAACATGAATTACCTCCTTATTTTTACATCTTATTCAGCAGCTGCTGTCGGCTCAACTTTGGTATCCAGTCCCTTATACTTATTGATAATAAAAGAAATGGACATGGTTGCCGCTTCGTTCTGTGCAATTTCCGGCATTGGGATTTCACGACCGCATTCAGCGATAACAAAGAATGCGTCGGACATATCCGGGAATGATACCTGGAACCAAGTTGCCAGTCCTGTAGTTTTTGCAGTTTTAGAATCTTCGTACAGTTTCTTGATCTGTTTAACGGATTTGTCTGGATCCATGATAAACTCAATCTCCCAAGTACCACCTGTGTCCTGTCTGCCTGCCGCATACTGAGTCAGATAATCTTCCAGTGCGGAAACGTCAATCTGTTCTGTTTCAAGAGAAATACCGCCGATGGAAGAAGCCTCTTCCAACTGTGTGAATTTAGTCGGTTTTGTACCTTTTACCGTTTCAACGGCGTATGAAAATTTTACACCAAGTGTTGTTAATCGTGCCCTTACGTACTCCTTTCCGTCTTTCGACCCATAAATAATTATTCTTCTTTATTTGCTTGCTTTACGATCTGGTTCACATAGTTGCTTAATCCTGCGACAAGAATTCCCTGTGTGATTGCGGTGAAAACTGCCATTGCAATTTCGCGAGAACCAGACATTGTGGAAGATGCGATCACGTAAATTCCACAAATCAGAATTCCTAAAGCACCAAGGATTGCCGGGATATATTTATCCGGGATAATTTCGGACTTTTTAATACCCATTCCGATGAAGTACAGCACAACTGCGACAATCAGAAGTTCCGGCTTCACATAGTTCATAATCTGTTCCATATTCGTTCACTCCTTTCCTAGAGTAATGAGCCGGTATATATCCGGCTGTATCTGCTGACAACTCGCTTGATACTGTTATCAGCATTGTTTTGTTTGACTGGCCCGTATGTTCTTCGAAATCCCATACCGACCATAGTTTCATGGCTAACTGCATCAATGTCGTATACTTTTGAGGAACCCTTTGCCCCGGATGCATACGATTCGGTTTGAAACGATGGCATTGTGGCACATTCATCTCCCTCAAGATTGCTTCTTACTGTAGGACTGCCAAGTAAGAATAACCTTGCGTATGTCTTTTTAGTGGAAGCTATTGTCTGGCTTTCGTCCATGGAATAATTTCCTTTGCCGACAACTGGCTCGATTGCCTTTGACCATCTGGAAAACACTTCTTCAATTGGGTTTTTTACAGTATCTGGCCTTTCATCACCCTACCTTTTTGCATGAAAAAAGCACCCACCATTCCGGCAGATGCTTTTATATACTATAGTATACCATTTTCCTAAGTATGTTTCAGTATGGAATTACTATTGCCACAGCAGATGTACGGGCGTATAATTGGTACAAAATCTGTGACAAGGAGAAATTTTAAAATGCTCAAATCTTACGTGAATCCGATCGATGAAAAAGTCACTATCTATGGAAAAGAGTATCTGCTGATATGTCAGCCACCACAAAACCCGGAAACTGCTTCCGTGTCTTTCATCGCGGAATGCGAGGGCAGAAAGGTTCTGATTGATTGTAAGATACTAGACCCCGACGACCCGGAGTGCTATGACATAGAATCGCCAGACCTCATCATAGACATGGACTCTGGAAAGATTATTTATCCGTGAATTACTGTGCAGAAAACACTTCTTTTGCAATTCTACGGATGTTCTGCATAATTTCTACACTTGCTTTGTAAACGGGCATTGTAGCTTCTGTACCGTAAGAACGTACCCATTCGCCAGAATCTGCTACATATACCCACGATTCGTTTTTTCCTTTTCCCTGTCCGTAGGAACCAATGGTATATCCGAACTCTTCTCCTTTTGGATGGGGACTTGTTCCTGCCGGAGTGTTGTAATGAATACCTGCACCGAATTCTATGAACAAAAGCCCCGAACCCTCGCACACAAGAGTTGCCCGTGCATAGTTTCCAAACCTGTTGATTTTGATGTAGGTATTGTGGTTTTTATCAGAATCTCCCCGTGCTGATGCAATGTTCTCGTCTATGATGGGAATTCCCAGTTCTGCCAGTCTTTGCACGAATATCTCATTCTTGTCCTGTAAGCTGTTCTGGTATGTTTCTAACTGCTTAATGGCATTTCGGATGGATTCCGAACTCAATGTACATTTAATTTTTTTGCTCATTCTCTGCACCTATCTTCTTAATCCCATATTTGGCAACGTTCCCTCTCTGAGTATCAAGAACCTTTTTCAAACGGTAATCTGGCGGTGTTGTAGGAATACCATCTTCCAGAGCCAGATTTCCCAGTGTGTCAACCTGCGGCACGGTATTAACCCAAAATACATCTCCCTCTTGTGGACGAAAAGAACGGTTAAAGGAAGTAATGTACCTGTCGTAATCTGGCACAATTCCTGACGCTATTTCCTCTGGTGTTCCTGCGGTGGATGATACGGAAAACTTAAAACTTTGTGGTTGACTGTAGGACGGTACGGTATCTATCCCGTCAAGTTCTTCGCTTACCCTAGACCAGTATATTGTTTGCTTTTGACGTTTCAATCCTCTCATATGATTCCTCCAAGTCGTCTACATCTACATATTTGCGGCAGTCGTGCTTTGATTAAATCGCATACTTCATATGGGATGTTTTTACATCCTCATCCGCTACTTTGGCGTATATTGTTGTTGTATTTATATTGACATGCCCTAAAATCTTTTGTACTTCCGTAATTGGCGTTCCTCTTTGAAGTAGCATAGTGGCAAGCGTATGGCGAAACAGATGCGGTGTTAAAGGTCTGTCCAATCCTGATTTTTTTCCGATTTCACGTATAATCTTTTCGATGGCTTCTTTTTTCAACGCCTGATGTGGCTTGCGATTACTTACAAACAAGTATTCTGACTCATCATCTCTGGAATCAAGATACTGTTTCAAAAGAAGTTTACAACGAGCATTCAAATACGTTTTTCTGTGCTTATTTCCTTTTCCCAGTACCACAATTTCTCCCTTGCAAAAATCCACATCTGACTTCTTTGCTATACACGCTTCGGTTACTCTCGCCCCAGTGCTATATAAGAACTCTATCAAGGCTTTTTCTCTTACGGTCTGGCAAGTCAAACGTATTCTTTCCAATTCCATTTCTGACAGTGGCTTCTTCTGAATCCGTTCATACTTAATATTTTTGATTGAGCGGCAAGGATTTTTGTTGACATATCCCTCATTTGCCGCCCACTCAAAGAATGCGTGAATTGCAGTTCTACGGATGTCCAGTGTACGATTACTGATGTTTCTGTTTTCTTGTGTTGTGTACAGATATACACGAATGTCATTTGCGGTAATATCTTTTACATCTTTATTTACGGTAAAGAAAAAATCATTGAGATACAGGTTGTACAGTTCAAGTGTATTTTTACTCAAACCCTCGATTTTTCTGCTTACAATGTATGCTTTGTAAAAATCTGGTAAATAACCAGTATACTTCACAACTGCGGTTTCCCTTGTTTTTACATCAAAATCATTCACATACAACGCCAGCTTGTTTCTGATCGTGCGTAAATATTCATCTGGTACTTCTCCGTTCAGTTCTGCCATGAATCCGTCAATAAACTGTTCTCTCATAAAAAATACCCTCCTTTTGGGTTCACAAAGGGAGAGTACTGTGCTATAATAATACTGTACCCTTTGTGGTGCTTGGAGTTGGACTTTTTGATTGGTAGTCGGGAGTCCAGCTCCTCTTTTTTGTGTTACGCATATTATAACACGCCCTATGCGAAATGGGTATCTTTTATTGAATTTCACTTAAAAATAATTAACAAAAGCTTCCTTTAGTTAATTAACTATTGTTGTCAACATACACATTTGGAACATCATTATTATTGATGTTCAACATATGGATATTATTGGCTCTTATATTCAAATCACCAGTATTGCCTTTGATAGTTACATTCTTTGCCATTTTTGTTAAAGGACTACCAGACGAATTAACATACATACTAGATGTATCTAATACTGGGAACGCATCTATAAACATTTCGTCAGAATCTACACTACAACTAAGAATATTATTGAGAATACTGATATTCATACAATTATATCGTTGTTTATCAGAAATACCGTTAAACGTTGCCCATGTAGCAGTATTACCCCATCTTACACTTCCACATTTTATTATTCCATCAATCACTTCCGTCTCCTGTTTGAAAATATTCCCATTTACTGATACATTTCTTGCACAAGAAACTTCTATCGCCCGTCCTAAAACATTGTGGAAAATGTTGTTTTCGATTTTTATATTATCGTACCAGTCAACCACATTATTAATCAAGGTTCCACCAAAATGTATTCCTACTGGTCTGTATAAGTAACAATTATCTTTGCCACTTGGTTCAAATACGCAATCTTTTATAACAACATTTTTTGTACACTCGTTATGCCCGTTTTCGGTGCAAATAGATAGATTAATTCCGCTTGCTAGGTCTATTTGTATCATTTCAAAGTTTCCGTCCCTATTCGGTTTTTGTGACGGGTTAAAAAATGTACCTCTGAATGTACATCCTTGTATTAATATATTTTTTGTTCCTGATATATCAAATAGGTGATTGCTCTGCATTAATTCTTCGAAAGTGGCATTTATAATAGTCACGCCACCCATTTTTGTTAGTTGAAAACCTGTGCTTATACTGTTTCCAGAAACATCAAAAGGTCTTGTAGTTATCCAATGACCGCCGATTATTTTAAATGTACCTAAAGAATAAGGTGGAATATCCGCTCCCGATATATTAAATGTTGTATAAACTGGGCTGGAATTAATAATCATTTCTACACCATCTGCACATCTAAAAGTCACATTTCCTTTTTTATGATTGATAGTATTAGAAAAGAGATACTTTCCTTTTGGAAAATAAATCTCAACATCGTCCGCTTCCAATTTATTTATAAGCTTTTGAACATCACCAGATATGTCTGTACTACCTGTATTGTCAACAAGCAATGAATGTATATTTTTTTGTGTAAACCCATCAATAGCGCTTAATATTGTTAAACTCATTTTTTTTATATAACATACATCCGTAGATTTTTCCGCATACATACGGAGATATGCATATTTTTTTCCAAAATCGGGATATTTAACTGTACTATAATGACCTTTGACTACAACAGTAATATTCTGTACAGCAACCTTGCTTTCGTCACATAAATATGTTTGATATGAGCCATCTGATAGTGTCGGAAAATAAAACAACATTGTGTCATTTTTGCTATATAAATTAAGTGGAATGAACCAAGCATGCTTTTCATAATACAATTCGGTTTTGACAGTCTCAAGTGTTTTTAAAAATTTGTCGCCATATATTGTTTCTGTTACATAAGTTATATCTTCCTTCAGCGAACCAGTTTCTTCCTTCAATGAAGCAACGTCCGCCTTGTTCTGATCAATCTGCCGTGCCTGTTCTGTGGTGGCACCTGGGAGAACTGGATTTACCGTCAGATAATTCGTAACAGCACTTTGTATCTTCTCATCACTCACAGTGACGTTCTTAAGCATATGTTTTAAAGCACCATATGCCTTTTCGGAACCAAATCCACGCTCTGTAATATTGGTGATAAGTTTCCATGTTTTTTCCTCACGGTCGTACTCATAGTATTCTCCCGTATCAGACATAAAACAGGATGCCCCGCCCGAAGCGTATTTTGCAATAACATCATTCAGGACAGAAACGTCCGCAGATAATCCTTGATATTTTCTAGGTTCTCTTGTATCAACACATCTTATGCTCTTGAAGTCTGGAATCACATCACCCGGTTTGTATTCCTGACCATCAAAAATAATTGTGTTCTCTGCTATTCTTGCCATTTATGCAATCATCCTTTCTGCCCCAACAGGAGCCACATATGTAAATCGGTTTCCTAAAATATCTCTGGCTGTGCAAATAACAAACTGTCCATAGTCTGCCAGAATATTGCATACAAATTCCTCTGCATCTACCCAATATCGTTTCTTGACCATGCGATGAAGTTCTGGTAATAAACCATAACTAAACATCACGCAATGCCCTAATTCATGGATAAACACACGGTTCAGAAGTTCTCCGTACAGATTATTTGCAATCGAAATTGTCATTGTAGAATAATCTGATACCGCAAGTGTCCTCTGCCCTGTACGGTCAATCAGAACACTATCATAGGGAGAAACAAAGCGAACTTTCCATAAGTCTCCGTTCATATAAAATTGTCTTAGCATGGTTTATCACCATCCTTTTCAAATTAAATCAAGTTCTTGGAATACTTTAAAAATCTTTGGAGATTGAATTGCGAACCAATCAACCATTTCTTCGTTCGTAGCCCATGCTCCATAAAAATTGGCAGACGAAGAATCAAGTCCACTTTCAAATAAAAAAGCATGAACAATTTCATGACGTAGAATGTTTTTCTTCCAATTTTCGTAATCTCTTAATTCACAATCATCTTTTTTGTTACACACTATAATTTCGTGCGCGGACATATCCGTGTATCCATCTCTGCCTTTTCCATCAAGTAAATCGTCGTCTTTTTCATTCCTGAAATATATTTTGTACTCGGTTCCTAAAATATTTACAGTCAAATTTTCCATAATCAATCCTCGAATTTCATTACGAATTTTCCACCACATTCACATTTTTCATGACAGTCATATACATTCCAATTAGTTGTTGATTTGTCAGCACTTGGTTTCTGTGGTTTTCCGCATTTCTCACAAATCATTTTAATTTTGACTTCCGCTTTTTTTCTCGACATATTATGTACCTCCATAACTAAAAAGCCCCTGCTACATTCCTGTAACAAGGGCAAAATTCATTTCATATTCAATTCATCTGCTGTATCAGACGGGTCAGATCAGTTCTTATCTGCTGTTTGAGATTCGCGTCTGCATCCGACCACATTTCAGACATCGTGCGGATGACATCTTGTGTATACTCTTTCATGGACTCGTCCATTTTTCTCTTGGACTCCGTGTCGTTGGAATCATGATAATGCCTGCGATTTTCGCTGTATCTGTCGTAGGTTTCACCGTATCTGGACTGCTTATGGTTCATTCCATCCATCCTCATATCACTACGGTCTGGATGATAACCCATGCGGTACATATTACGTTCAAACTCTGGATTGTTCAGATACTCGTCCATCCAGTCATCATCTTCCATGTACAGATATGGTTTATATCCCATACGACTTCCTTTGCCTTTCGGGGCAAATCTGCCGTTTGCGTAACGATACCTGTCATATCCCATGCGTCCAAGATACTTTTCTTCCTGTTCGCATTCGTCCATAGCTTCTACGATTCTGTAATCTTTATCTGCACAAATCGCACACTTTACGGATTCCATGCAGTCTTTCAGATCGTCCCAGTCTTGAGCACTGAGATTGTCGAAGCCATGTGCCTTGGCTTTTTCCATAGCCCATTTTCCCATTTCCATTGCAACTTTATGCATTACATTGCCCCCTTTCTGACAGCCTGTGTAACAGGTGTGTCTGTCGTTGGGGCTGTACCATTAATTGCTGTCAAATTGTTACTCGGACTACAAGCCGGTTTTCCTAACATCTTGAATGCTCCACCAGTTGCACTTGTTGCTACTCTGGTTGCGTACTTTGTTCTGGTTCTTACGCCACAAGCTGTAACCTGTGCACAGCAACGATTCTGTAATGGATACAGAGTTTCCCCTGTTCCTATCTGAATCATTACCGGGGCGGCAATCGTAGTGGTTGTTGGTATACTTTGTGCGATCACAATGCAATACTTTTCTCCATTGCTATAATTGCCTGCCGGAAGTGTGATTACAAGATTGCCACCAGTAAACGCAACAGACTGGCTGAATACAAGACGTTTGCAGACTTGGCATACATTTTTACAACTCATACTTCTACCTCTCAATCAAATAAGAGGTGAGCCGGAACCCACCTCTTAGAATTAGTCAACCTCTAAGGGTGAGTTACTTAGCAACAACCGCTGTTATATCCGTTGCATCCTGCATAAGCATACGGAGCCGGTACCTGAAATGCCGGAATTGGAGCCGGATTGATTGCATTGATTAACTGCTGAGTCTGAGAAGCCATAGCAGTTGTAAGTAATGCAGACTGACGATCCTGAGATGCAGCACGTTTCAGATCAGAATTCTCTGCCTGTAATGTTGCAATCTTATCATTAGTCAAGAAATCAAGGATTGCTCTTGTGTTGCTGTTCTGATTTTCCAGAAGGTCTCTTGTGTTGTTGTTCATTGTGTTCTGGAGAGCACAAGTGTTGGTAGCCATGTTATAGTTGATACCCTGGATAGCTTCTCTTGTTTCACAGCAACAATTTGCTAACTGAGACTGCAATGCGTTTGTGTTCTGCATATTAGCCACTGTATCAGCATTGATTGCCTGCTGAACGCCATTGAAGCCCTGAAGCATTCCGACATTCATACCATTAAAGCCACTCTGCATGGTATTGTTAAGAGAATATGTGCTGTCACAGATACCCTGCTGAATACCTCTGATACCATTCTGAATATCATTAAGGGCGAATTCCTCATTAATATCTGAACGGGTAGCCCATCCTTGGAAGCCGGCACCGTTCGCACCGTTTCCACCATTACCGCCGAAGCCACCGCCCCAGCCGCCGAAACCTCCCCATCCGAAGATTGCGAAGATCAGTACGAGCCAAATAAGTGAAAAGCCATCGCCGCCCCACATATCATTGGCACGATTATTAGAGCCTGTAGCGGCGGCAATGTCGCTAAGACTGTAATTAGAACCATTCATCATGTTTTTAGTCTCCTTAAATTTTATTTACAATAGGAGACATCCGCGGCTGTCGTCCCAAATTGTAGCGATTCTGAATCACCCAATTATGGGGAAAAGTTATAATCCAAGGAATTTTTGTATAATTCCGTCTGGTGATAAGTGTTTTTCATTAAATACATTTTGCTGTATTTGATGCAACTGGTCTGTATCACCTTTTTTGTATAAATCCAATGCATTCTTTAATGTTGGATTATTTCCTGCAAATTTACTCATATCGTTCATCATGTTATCAACACTTCCGAACCTCTGATAAATCATTTTCTCAAATTGCTTTTTCATCATGGCGTTTGGACTAAAATTCATCTTTGTTTACCTCCGTTCTGCTGTTTTGCAGGCTCCGATGTCCCCGATATAAATGTCGGGAACATGTCTTTTATTCCAGAAATCTCAGAACAAACATCGTTACGGAGCTGATTAAACATAGACTCAATGTCAATCTGTTTTTCTTCCTGATTCGGCTGCTGCTGTTCGTCTGGATTTAAAAGTCGGTAAACAAAAATTCTGCTTCTTCCGTCTGCCTGTAATTGCTTTTTGTATATTTCTGTTCCGTCTGTTTTTGGATAGTAAACAGGATTGCCGGACATATCAACGTCCTTTGCTTTTACAGTATCAATCCCATCAACCATCTGCCCTTGTAACATGGCAATCTGCGGAACCTGTTGTATTGGCTGTTGCATCTGCATTTGTCCATAAGGCATTACCTGCTGGTAATTGCTTTGCAACTGTGCCAGTCTATCTTGATACGGCTGCGTCTGTATCTGCTGATACGGGTTTGCCATCACTGGTGTTTGGTAATATGGATAATTTGCCATAAATATTCCCTCCTGTACGGGATTCCAGAATCATGTCCATATCATCTACAGACAGACGCTTCTCCCATAACCCCTCATAGGGATTCTCTAATATAAGCATAATCGTTATCTCCTTATGCTTATATTATATAGGAGCGAATAATTAATTTACACGCCATAATTACGTCACATTCACGCCAATACAAAGAAAAGCCCCGACTTAATACATCGGGGCAGCCTTTATTATTTTCTTCTTTATTCGATTGTTAATCCGGTCTATGGTTCTTGGACTGTACCCCATCAATTCAGATGCTTCCCACAGTGTTTTCTCGTCATAAACCCGTAATCGGAATAACTTTTCTTCGCGACTATTGAAACCTGCTTCTTGCAGATAAAATTTTCTTTCACTTTCAGTAAAATCCTTATAATCCATAACTCCACCATCCTCCCTTACAAGTGGAAGTTAAAAAATACCGCTTAGTGCAAAACCCACAATCGCTCCAACAACGGTAGTAATAACACAAACAATAATGGTGTCATAACGTTTGCCGGGGACTGCCATAAGAATTTTCAGGTTATTATTCATTTCGTCAACTGTTGCTTTGATGTGGTTTAAGTCGTTTTCACTTAATGCTGTTTTTCTTTCCAGTTCTCCGATACGATCATAAAACTCTTTACTACGATCAGAGTGCTTCTCTTGCATCAGCTGAAAATTCTTTTCCAGTTCTTCTATGCGGTGTTCATTAAAACATTCATGTTCACATCCCATCGCCAGTTCCTTTCTTTCTCCCCCTATCAGATTTTTTACTCATTCCCTGCTTTAAAAGAGTAACCCTGCAACCCGCCGGGAGGAAGAGCGAGTTACGTTCCGTCCCATCTGTTCAACCTAAACCGCTTGCAAATGGAAAAACGCCATGATTGACAAATATATCCGTCTCTGAGTTCCATCCTCTGTTTACGGATGATTCAGAATGTGATGATTGAAATTCAGCTCCCTGCTTTGCCAGAAAGTAAAGAGCCAAATCGAAGATGCAATCATAGCAGCTTTCCATATCGCTGTTTATTTTTTCCTCTGTATAACTTGACGGATAATTTCTTTTCTTCTTGAATGAACGAATTGCGCGCTTCACAGAAAAGAGAATTATCTCGGGTGAATCTGCTTCATCAGCTAAATAAACCGTCAGATCATTTACAAGTTCTTCATTCATTCATATTCACCTACCCTTGCTGAGACAGGATTTCCGTGATAATACCAGCCTTGTTTGTTGCGGACAGGGCATAGCCGTTGTCACTCGCAAGCTGTCTCAACTGAACCACTGTCATGTTGGACAACTCGCTTTCTGTATACTTGAGTGTTGATGTATCATCCACACTCGCTACAGACGGTGACTGGCTGTCTTTTTCAAGACTATGCCCGCTTATTCCCCCGCTTTGGTACCGATCACGATACCGCCGTTGGCTTTTGGTGCAACAGGAACGAACATACCGGATGCTTTTGTCCATACTGCAACTGGATCCTGTGTAGCCCACATGGACAGTGTTACGAAAGAACGGTTTTCTTCCTGAATGAACTGTCTGTATTCAAGTTCCTCAGGTGTAACGCCCCAGAGACCTGTACCGAAAGAACCATTTGCTTCGGATTCATACAGGGTAAATACATCTTCTTTGAAGTATCTTCCGGTTTTCAGCGTTCCATCTGCTTTTCTGTATCTGAATTTCTCATCACAGCGGTCAATGGTAAATCCATATTCCTGCATGATGAGGTTTACAAGTTCCTGTTTTGTCAGGAGTCGTTTATTTGCCGCTCCCAGAACCGCTGTCTGCATAGCAGTATTGTTTCTCATGTAGTTAATCATCTTGAGGGATGTGAGTGCCTTATTTACAACAAAACCGTTGTCCTCTGCAACTGCAACCATCTTCTGAATATCACCCATGATGTCCGAATCTGGACTAGACCAGTCTGTAAGAGTCACTTTTGCACCAGTCGGTACGCCGTAATCAATATTCAGATCTACATTGTTTTCTTTGACTTTTACGGCACCTGTAGAAAGGAACTGGCCTTTCATAACATTCGCTCTGGCAATAACGCCCTCGAACAGGTTGGCTGCATCATCGAATACAAATCTCTTCAGACGTTCATCGTCCGGCACACCGTTTTCAATTGCCTGCTGTAATCTCTCAGACTGATTGATTTTTCTCTTAATGAAGAGTTTTTCAGTCAGTACTTTTTCGAATCCTGGTCTGGAGCCGATTTCTGCCTCGGTATCAAGTGCATGAACAAATGCTACCTCTGGCAGTCGCTGTCCAGCCATAAGTCTGTAGTATTCAGCTTTCAGATACTGGGTTTTGACATCCGGGAAAATGGTGTCAAGAATGCCCGGTCTTTTTACGCTGAAATCCTGAGAGAAGTTAAATCTTTCTTCCTGTGTAATTGATTCTAATACATTAAATGGCATCTGTTATACCTCCTTAAAATTCTGGGTCTGTTGTGGTTACGAAAACGATTCCCGCTTTTTCGAGTTCTGCTTTTGCAGTAGTGTCGACAGTTACCGGCAGTCTCTTTTCAAGAACCCGACCTGCAACAATCACGGAAATCGGTCTCTTTGCATCATCTGTCATGTCAACATCTTCAAATACGATTCCTTTTGCACCAGTCGCATTTGTCGGATATACAGAACCTGCTTTGATGATTTTCTTAGTTCCAACGGCTGTAGCATTTGCCTGCTCTGCTGTGTAAGTTTTAAGTACCAGTCCAACCTCGGATTCGAGAATGTTTGGGGTGGATTCGTACTGTTCTGTTTTCATAAAAGCCATAATCTAAATCTCCTTTACTTGAATTAAATATTTACCGGTGTGTTATCATCTGCCGGTTTGATTTCTGGGTTCATTCTTGCTGAGTACGCTTTTGCATATTCGGATGCTTCACTCTTCTTTTCTGTTTTGCCGTCACCAGTTCCACCGCCCGGATTTGGTGTTTTTTCGAGGGCTTCTTTCTCCCATGCAGCTTTTGCAGTATCAAGAGCGGTTTTATTTTCTGTGGAAATTCCATCGACAAATGCCTGCGCTTCTTTGAGAGCATCATCTGCTTTCATGTTTGAAAACGCTTTGATTGCCCCTGTGTAGGCATCTCCTTTCATTCCTGCGGTAGCAAAAATAGAAGTGATCTTTCCTACGAGTGCCTCTCTTTGTGAAGTTGCAAGTGCAGATTCGAGATCAGAAATTCTTTTCTCGTTAGCTGCTTTTTCTTTCTGACGTTCTAATTCAGCTTTTTCCGCCTCACTCATGTTTTGCTCTTTTAATGCTTCTAGTTCTTTTTCCAGTGCATCTGCTTTGTCAGCTTGTTCTTTTACTTTTTGGGCTTTTGCTTTCTCTTTAGCCACATCCGAATTGGACTGATTCAAAAATGAAGTGATCTGTTCATCGGTTGCATCTGGAAAAATTTTTTTAACATCTTCTCTTGTCATTGAAATCTCCTATCACCAATACGCTTTTTAACGCTGTTCGCTCAGCACAAGGTGTCTCCCATGTTCACGCTTTCGGGTTGCATTTGTTTTTGTGTAATAAAAAAGAGACGATTTCTCGTCTCCTAATTAACTGTATTGAATTGAGCACCGGCAGTTCACAATTTCCTTTGAAGCTGCTCCATGCGAAGTGTCTTTTGGAAAAAGCATCAGACTGTCGCCAACTGCAAATAATTCCCTGATAGGAATTGTCGTTCCACCAACTTCAAGGTGCGTTCTGCGTTCTCTTTTGTCTCCTATGTCCTTCCATGTCTTATGCGTCTTTCCAGTTTTAATTGCATCTTTGTATTCTTTGTAGTTCAATGCAGTGTTGGCTTCACATTCAGAAACAAACATTGCCCTGTCTTTGGAAAGATAATATTCTTCATCGGTGTGGTCAAAAGTTGCACGCACGACTTCATTGGCAAACTGCCTTGCGTAATCAGTAATGTAATCATCTACAGGAAAATAAGTAGCTGCTATCAGAAGATACCGTTCAAACAACTCATCCTCTACATATTTCTGATCAATGGATTCGCTTTCGATCATTGTTTCTATCAGTGATAAAATATAAAGGATAACTTCTTCCATTTGTTCGGAAAAAGCTATCCTCAGTTTCTTTTGTTTATCAGAGATAGACATTTTGTCGAAATACTCTTTGTACGGTTCACTCCGTCTGTTCGAATCCAATGCGTTGATTTTGTCAAATTTCATTACCAAACTCATTCAGTAACCACATCCTTGGTAAGCAAGGTTTGTGCTTTCTGCACTTCCTCTTCTGGATTCTCGTACAAAGACTGCATATACGGAAAACTCATTTCGTATACTTTCTGCGGGTCACTAAATAATCCACAGGTAATCAGTGCAATGAGCGGATGTATCTTGTTCTTAACTAGGTAGTCCAGTGCCTGTGCTTTAACGAGCATATTGTCTGTTGGATTTCTGGTAATCTTTACATCAAAATCTCTGGTGGAAAGTTTTATATCACCGGTGGTATTGCGGATGATCTTTAGAATGATTCTTGCAGACATTTTCTCAGCTTCACGGATAAATGGTTCGTCAAGTTTGGCTCTACGTTCTGCAAAATCCCAACCATTACGAAGATATACAGCCTGTCCGGTATCTCCACCTGTATTCTGCTGTCTGTCCGGCATCCCCTCAACAATCAGCATATTGCTGTAAATATCATCTTTTGCAACTTGGCTTTCGGACTGGTTCAGTTCCGCGGTCATTAATTCTACATCTGACTGGCAACCGGATCCGGTGTCTTTTACGGATATAGCTCCCAGTTTCACCATCTTCAGGAACTCATTTTCATCAACTTCACAGTTCTTGAATTTCATGAATGCCTGCACAAACTGTTCAACTCCATCCATGCGGTTTGATTGCATGACGTTGATTGTATCGAACATAGTTATTGCAATCTCAATATCTGACAGCCTGTCATGATTATTTGGATATTCAACAATTGGGATTTCTCCAAAACCATTTAGCCCCGAAGTTGTGATTTTACCGTTCTGAATGATAAAGTATTGTGTCCTTGAATAGCACTGATAATACTGCTGATTCTCTTCGTCTTTTAGTATCTGCACGGAAAGCATTGGTTTACCGGTATTTCTGGAATATACGATGTAACAATCTCCAGGATACGGAATGAATAATCGGAACGGTGGCATATCGGATTCGCTTGTCCAGTCCTCTTCGCGAAGAATGCACTTGTATGCAGTCCCTACAGCACTTTGATATGTTCCTAATTCAATGTTTCTGGCTTCTGCATTGGCTTCATCCAGATAATCATTGAACAAATCCACCTGTGCATTGGTTTCTTCGCTTGCATTCTTTTTCTTACAAACAAACTGAATTGGTTCACCATAAGTCTGAGATGCCTTAAAGCGTACAACTTCAAGTGCATGGTTCTCGCACACCTTATTGTTGATTTCCGGTCTGACTTGTTTATCTCTGTACAGGACTGGTTGATCTCCTTTGTAATATCTGTACAGATAATCAATCATTGTACGGTTTCTGTTGTGAGTGCCGATTGTATCTGCAATTACTTTTAAGACGTTATTAGGTGTAATTCTGCTTACTCCGGTATAAGCTACCTTTCTGCCAAATTCACCTTGGCAGAGGTCGATATATTTTGATTTATTTCTTGCCACTGCCCCGTCCTCCTTTTTAGGCATGAAAAAAGCACCGAAGATTTTTCTCCGATGCTTTCGTGTATTCTTACACCTTACATTATATTACATTTTTAAGTATGTTTCAGTATGATGTTTTAAGAATCAAAACGTCCAAGTTCCTTTATGGTTTCAATAGCACATAAATGCAGTTCCTTGGTTCGCTGATAAGAATATCCGATTTCATCAGCGATCACATCCAGCGGTTTACCTTCAATGTATTTTTTGAAAAGAATCTCGTACAGAACCGGACTCTCTACGGAATCAATCAATCGGATAATTTCCATTCTCTTGTCCATGTACTCATTTGTAATGCTTATGATTTCGGCTTCCAGATCAACAATCTTTGCCACCAAATCGCCTATCATGTCGTGACTGCCGGATGTCTGTACTCGTTCTGATTCGTAGCAGAAAGATTTCAGACCGGTTGCATGAGACCTTAATTGCTCTCGCTCTATGTACTTATTGTGAATGATTTTCTCGTAACGTTGAATTTGATTCAGATATTCCCTTGTATTCCTTGATCTATCTCCTTCCCCACATAAAATTTTTAGTTGCTGTAACTTCTGCAAATCGTTTTTGTGTTAGAGTTATCATAAGCTGTGTAACACCATCTGGTGCATCGTCGTGATCGTTGTCTCCAATATATACAAAAGTGGTCAACTGTTCCATTGCTTTTGAATATTCCTTGTTTTGGCATTTAGGTGCCAGAAATATGAATCTTCTTTTAACATCTCCAGAGTACTGATTGATTTTTTCTTTTTTAGCTTGCTTTGACGGAGCCTTCGTGCTGGTAGTGCTGCAAGCATATCCGTGTTCTTTCAGTCTTCCACTGACATAGTATGCATACATATCTCCACCATTGTTGGCTTCGAAATTGATAGATTGGATTTCGTTTCCCATGATTCTTCCGACAACCAGAGGGAGTGTGACTTCCTTCGGACCTGTATTAAAAATCCAGTCATAAATGTATACATCTCCGTTTTCGAATTCCGCACCAACCGGCATAGACAAGCTATCTCCACCGCCCCATGCAACGTCACAAGCAGATACATTCTTTACAAATCCGCCTTCTGGAAGAATTCCATTATAATACCTCAGTTCATCTTCTGCGAACATGATTCCTTCACGCAAGAATGGTTTCTGTTGATATTTAGCCTCCCATTCGTTAGCATCAAGTCTGGCTTTCATATCCACATAATACTTTGTAGAAAAGCCAACTCCATAATCATATTCGAAGTTTGATTCACCATCATCATTCAAGGCAGGAATCTTACGGAACCTATACAGTGGATTATCTCGATTGAGTTTCTCAATTTTTCCTAATGGGTCGTACAGATTCCATCTTGTTCCAACCATCAGCTCTCTTGCCCCATCAATTTTACGGTCAACCATTTTGTTCAGATACTCTTGATAAGTATTCTCCAAACGAGTAGGGCTTAAAGAATGTTGCCTGTCTCGAACAAGGTCATCCACATACAAATATCCATCAGACGAAATATCAACAGCACCCGTCCATGTTCCCTCGATACCGCGGCAAGTCATTGTGGCGAATCGGTCTGGCTTGTCCAAATTTATCTCAAAATCATCAGCACTTTGCTTTTGCAATTTTGATTTTGGAAATATATCACTGTAAGTATATTCTTGTGTGTTTATGAGATTTAGAAGTTCGCCATAGAAGCCCTTTGCCAGTTTTCCGGAATAACCCCCCATTGCATTATGGCTGTTTGGTCGTCTTCCCATTATCCATGACATAAAAAATATGCACATAGTACTCTTGCCAACACGACTTGGTAACGACAGACCGTAAAATTCAATTATCCTATCTTCCAAATCCTGTAAATCTCGAGCGACTACTTGGAGTGTTTTCTTTCTTGGGATATAAAACTTTTTGCTGTCCGGTCTATTCTTCTCCATGTATAACAAATAACTCTCGAACGCCCATGGAGCTTCCAGTAACAAATAATCCCAGTAAATATCATCAAAATTTCCATCACCGGTAATAGCAGCTTGCCTTTCAGCAAGATTATGTGCGTACTGACTGGTTTTTATTGCAATCTTTCTTGCTTCTGGATTCTCATTAAAAGGGAGATCCATGTTCATATTCAGTAACAGATCAAGGCAGTCTTTCTGGTTCTGGTATATCGACATATCCCCACTGATAACCTGATTTAATACCGCTCGATACCATTCAAGCGAACCTTCTGTAATTTTTGACATAAAAATAGAGTCAGACCTCCCCTCTTATTTTAGGATTTAATCTGGCTCTCATGTGGCTCTCTGACTGATTTATTTATTCTTCTCAATAATAATTACTTGACCTTCGAAACCAAAATCAGTTGATTGGTCAAATGTATGTGTTTCGGCTGATTCGTTATCTCTCATTGGTCGAGTAAGATACCACAAATCATCGTCTTTCCATGTGATTTCTTCCAGTTTTACACCTGGTTTTAATTTTATTGTGGTTGTCCCACCCAAATTCTTTGTTGTCGATTGACATGCTGTTAATCCAAACAGCATCATTGATAATAACGCAGCAAAAAATATTTTCTTCATAAACTCTCCCTTTCCCCCTTTACTGGCCATTCAAAACCAAAATCTGAACGCTTGATTTTACATTGTGGGCTTCCGCCTTTCCAGAATACAATTCCTTCCATATTGTGATTTTTCAAATATTCTCGGATGCCATCGTAAGTTCTGAGGACTGAGATTTCCAGTTTTCCATGCGGAATCAGTGTATCAATCCCAAAACTATACGGATTTCCATTGAAATGTTTTCCGACAGCTTCGTATGTACCATTTATCGTCGGATGTGCAATATGCTCCGTGCCGTCAAGTGTAGTAGCTCTTATCTCGTTATCCTCAATGAATTTGAAATATGCTTTTACAAACCACTTATCTTCTGGCTTCGGGTTACCTAAGTCGATCTTCACCCAACATGGAAAGTGTCCTGTAACCGGGTCAGGTTTATCTTGGCACGGGATTGCATCATCTGGAACTTTTTGACCTTTTTTGATATTTGCATCATATCTTTTAAAAAGGTTTCCGTTGGCAATCATGCAACAGGAGCCATCCCATTTCACTGTAGCAGTCCCTTTCCCTTCAAGAACCCATTCCATACCCGGATGCACTTTTGGAAGAACCTTTACAACGTTATGGTCTTTAAATTCTCGCTCAAATAATGTAGGTATCTTTTTCACTCTTATTCCTCCCATAAAAATCTGTCTACTCCTCGTGCATTATCAACTACTTTTTTCAAAATAAGTATTCCGCACTTTTTACAATAATACGGATGAAAACGTTGATTAGTGTTGCTCGACTTAAATTCATCAAAATCATAATTATAAGGATTGAATATCTTGCATTCTTCAAAATCATGGTCGCATTCTGGTAGCTTCATTCAATCACCTCCAATCTGGAATCCCTAACTGTTTATAAGTAAATATGGCTTTATACTTCTTTCCACATTTGTAGCAAGTTTCCGTAATAGTGCAAGTCTTTTCTTTGTCATTACATTTCGATTCTGTATCCGAACTTTTGAACTTGCATCCGCCTGTTAGAAAGCATTTGATTCGTTTAACACTTACTTTCATCTAAAATACCTCTCAATATCTTTTCCCATCTTCCAGTTGAAAATGCTCCAACCTGTTTCGCCATAAGTTCAAAGCGTATTGGAAAAGTATTATCGGAAATTCCAATGCGAATTACCTTAAACGGAATCTCGTTTTCTCCCACTTTCACCATAAGTGTTTCATCATAGTCTAATCTACCAATTACATCAGCTACAAAGCTGGCATATTCTGTTTCTTGTTCTACCATAACAAGAAACGAAGATGTTGCTGATTCGTACGGTTTCATAATTGTTATTGGAATGCAAGTGTATTCTTCTGCATATACTTTGTCGTTTTCAATTTTGTCAAATATTTCTTTGCATTGTTCTGGGTGTTCTGTTCTTCTTTCTTCACATGTAGTATTCATGTATTCTAAAAATAGTGGTTCACAGCATAAACGAATATCTCCGTTATTAAGTTTACGTATTTTACAGCATTTACATTTTTCAAATTCTGGGAGTTTCATTCAACCACCTAACTTTCTGCAAATTTCAATAAAATCTATTTCAATAAAATCTGTTTGCCGATACTTTTTTTAACGGCCTTTATATCGTTTTCTGGGTAAATCCCCAAAAATCCACTGTCCATACCTCTGAAAAATTCTTCTGGGCTTACATCTGGATTGTACGAAGGTAATTTCCGATATATTTCGAAATATTTCTCTTTTTCCTCAGGAGTAAGTACTTCTAATGCAGAGAATCCACTTCGTTTTTGAAATTCACTGCATATATCTGGTGTCGGAAATGTGAATGGAACGCAAAAAGGATTTGCAGAAATCCCACAAACAAGAAATCTGTGATTTCCATAAATTTCAATTTTTGAACATGCACAATCATAACAAGTACTCATACATTCACCTCGAATAAATTTACATTATTTTCTGAACCACCAAATATGCTTATCAAGAATATTTGCTTTTACATCACTTTCGCAATAATAGTCGCATCCCTCGTCTGCAAATTCTGCCGGGGTTGTAAATCGTGGTATTCCATCTGGCTCCAACATGACACACGCCTGTCTCGAAATATAGCTTGCTACGACAGCCGGTTCGCTACGCCACCAGACTTTTCTTCCGATAACATTTTTGTCAAAATCAATTTCGTTCAAATTCATTGGGTGTTCTAAAAAATCATTAATCATGCACCTCGCACGTTCAATACCGCCTCTTACATCGCAGAATTTTTCACCGTTTCTGGTTATAAACACGTTTCCAATTGTTCTTGTTTCAAGTTCACCGTGTCTGTATCTTGCATGATTATAAGGTGCATAATTTATACCCCAACATACAGGCTCTCCATCGAATTGAACCAGATTCTCACAACTCGGTTTTTCGCTTCTTGGATAAGCCCATAAATTGTTATTTCCGTATTTCCCACCGATCGTATGTATATAATCTTCTATTGAAACAACAAAATACGATTTTTCGTTAATTACAGTATCCCAATTCATTTGGCGCATTTTTAGTCTCGAAATATCTGTAGTCCTGTCTATTAACTTGATTATTGGCATCTGATACCCTCCTTTTTCATGTGTTCACCTCACAATACTTCTAAGCGAATCCCACCACTCGTCTTTTTCATTTACATCTTCTACTCGCTCAAACATAAATTTAAGTTTATAGATTCCAGATTCTGTTGTAGCTGAGTCGATATGCATGAGTTTGAATTTTCTTTTAAGACATCCAATTTCAAGAATGCATTCCTGCGGAAGATCAGTGTAATTCATGACGCATTCTACCCAAATAATCCGTCTGCCTTCTTCATGATGTACTTCAATGTCAGCTAGTGCATTAATGATTTTTTCATCAATAATCTTAATTGGATAGTTCACTACACCATATTTTTTCATACATTCACCTCAAACTCTTTCTTGCAGTTACTACCCTTGCATTTCAATTTAAGATGCTGAATCTTTGTCTCTGGGCTAATCAGAAGTGCTTTCTTCTCGCAAAAAGGACAGCAATACCACAGTTTGCCATTGATGTTCTTTATTAATGCCCGTCCATCCCACGGCTCCGGTGGGTTCATTACCTGAGAGAAATCTATCCCCTCTGATTCAAATGCTGATTTAATGCTCCTTTTTTCTCACTCCTTTTCGTCCATTCTTCTTCCAGCTTTGTAACAATCTGCTATATATGCTCTACGTACATCTTCCATACCATTAATAGCTTTTTTTATTGCCTCTGCCATTTTTTCATCATAATATGTATTCCTAATGTATAACTTGTTTTCACTCGGATTAACGCTTATCGAATCTTCTAACAACGGATAATTTTCACCTAAGAACACAGGCATATCTCCAAAGCCATTCATTGAAAGTTCATCAAGCATATTTAATAATCGGCTAACAGTAATTTGATTATCCATAATATCAACTCACCCCATGAATCTTTCTTAGTTGTGCGTATCGGTCAACCATTACATCCAATGCGGTCTGAAGCTGATTGATTGTGATGCAATCGGACTGATGAGTGCGTTTCAGGTTTTTTACTTCTTCGAAGGGTACATCAATATCTGGAGTCATAAATTCAGATATGGAGTTCAATTCATCCAACTGTTTCTTTAACTCGTCGTTATAATCGCACATTTTATCCAGTTCAGCCTGAAGCTCGTTGATTTTCTCATTTTTGTCCAGAATTTCATGTTGCTTTGCTTCTCTTTCATCAGCCAACCGAACGATTTCTTCTTTCAACTGATCTACTGTCCAACTCTTCAAATCTTCAATTCTCATAACAATCCTCCATTCACAATCAAACTGTCTTCTCAAGTAACCCAAGAATGAATTCCCGTCCCATCTGTGTAATTCGCCTATGATAGATTACCTTCCCGGAATCCAATACTTCCTGTTTGATTTCCTCATATCCGCAGTCACTATAGTTTGAGTACATTAACCACGTACCGTTCACCTGATACTGAATCTTTTTATCTGCCAGAATCCGGTTGAGCTGCATTGCTGATTTCAGTCCCAGTTCTTTAGCAATCTCAGTAATGGTATATGTTTTGTTGACGTGCATCAGAATGGCGTTCTTTCTCTCAGCTTCTACTCTTGCAGCACGTTCTTCTTTAAGTTTGGTCAGAAGTTCAATGCCGAAGTCTGGATTGTTGAGAATATTATCAATCACGTTATCAGTGGCATATATGCCGTGTTTACGGATAGTCTTCAAAATCTCTTTGACTTCTTTCTTGAACTGTTTTGCGATCGGCTTTCTGGACTGCATCAGGACTTCATAAAGCCCGTCTTCGGTAAGAAACCATGCTTCTGTTTGATAGTTTGAACCGCTCGTAACAATTGTACGAATGGTTTTCTCTTCATCATCGACAGCAGCAAGCATTTTACTTACATTAGAAACTGAATACTCAATCCACTCTGCTACATCTTTAGCCAGAAACAATGGTTCCTCTGCTGTTCCATAAACACGAAACTGTTTTCCTAATACTTCCTGTTCATTTAATACTTTCAGTTCGTTCATTTCTCCCTTTCATCCCTGTGCTTCATCTGGCACTCAATCATCTTTGCTATGTTCTCACGTTCCTGTTTTATTCCATGTCCCTGTCGAAACAACTCACATTCGAGAATATTTCCGCACCGGGAGCATTCGTCTTTAATTTCTTTTCCCCGTATTTTCATCTTTTTCCACCACAATTCAGTTCAATAAGCAAATGTAAGATAATTTGTTTAATTTCGGATTTACTAAACATCTTATATCCTTTTTCGTTCTTGAGATTGAGTAGCCAGTCTGCAAACTTCATTGGTTCGTGAGGAACCTGAATGAATTCTTCACTATTCGCATGAATGGTCAGGGAATGGAAAAGATTTCGTCCCCAATATTCCAGCGCATCTGGCGAACATCTTTCTTCCAACTTTTTAAAGGCATTTTGATATCCTTCCAGTTGGCAACAGTAATTTTCGATCTGGTGGTCCTTTTCTGCAATTATACGGTTCATTTCAGATTCTGTCATTTTCATATTCCTCCCAAAATTCACAGCTATCATCAAGACATCTGAAATCTGCTCGATGTTCGCTGTCTCCATTAAAACAAGTTCCGTTGTCTGTATCGTACCATTTGCAGGTACAGCAATATTGTTTGTCTTCAAACATATTCAACATGGATATAAGTTTGCACATGGCAATTTCTTCTGCACCCAAATGCAGTCTTGATTTTATCAACTGCAATGTGTCGTACAATTCTTCCAACTTTGATATGCTGGTCTGGAACAGCTTTTCACTCATCAAAAAGTAATCTGCTCCAAAAAGGCTACCAATACCGCCAACATTGTTGAGAGTAATGACCTCTACCAAATGTTTTGGAGTTTCTAATCTTTTGCGGAAGTAATCAACTTTTATAGATTCATAATCACAAAATTGCTTTTGGAGATTGTGCAAAAAGAAATTTGCATCTTCGTTTCCGATTGCAATATACAGTATTATTGTTTTATTCATTACGTCCTCCTTAAATCAAAAATCCGGCGGATGGACTTGAACCACAACTTGTCACCCAACGTGAACCACCGGAAACCATCATAATACTTTAGGAGAATTTACCTTCCAATGATTGCAGTTCATTGGAACAGAAGCAAGAGGAATCGAACCCCTGTCACTGCACACTAAAAAGTGTGGAACTCTACCACTGAGTTATACTTCCATGCAATCCACCTGATTCATAGACCGCCCGCAAGCAGACAGCGTAAATCTAAGTGGATAATTGAAAAGGATGGATTTGAACCATCATGTACATCCCATGTCCAAAGACACATACTCACCCATTACGATGTACTATCCTCTGCGTCTGCCTTTCTATTGTATCGGGTTCATCACCGTCAATAGTTCCGCCACTTTTCGATCAGAGCATTATCACTCAATGCATCAAACGTCCATATAGGAGGGGATTTCCACCCTTTTACTCTCATGCTGCCGGCTAAGGTCACCTAAGTTGTGGGTTCAAACCTATGCTACCACAATAGCGTCTACGTATTCCGCCACTATATGGAATCGGAAAGGCAGGATTCGAACCTGCGACCTCACTTTTGTAGTGCGCTCTCCCACCTGAGCTACATTCCGTACCGCCTGTCACGGTCAATCACTCCAATGAAAGAGCAATTGGGTTGAGTTCCACATTCATAGAAAGAAGGTGTATTGAGAATTTGTTTTAATCCGCTGAACGATAGACGGATTAATTGCAGGAGGCGGAATTGAACCACCATTTCGGGCTAAGGAGGCCCGCGAGTTACCTATACTCCATCCTGCGTCAACCCGGACACCCCGGGTTAGCAATGATTTTTTCGTGTTATGCGTTCCACTAGGCAATTTTTCATAACTTGGACTATCGTATTTTTGCCAACCTGACGGCTTTTTGGTAACCGTGGTATGCTCCACGGAGTTGTTTCGGATTCTGTATACGTATATCCTGTAAGGACTGCATCTCTTGAAAACTCACCATGCCAAGTGCACGTTACACCAAACATTACTACTCCGAGATGCACGCCGACCGGAAAAAACAATCCCTTGCACAAGCTACGCCGTATCGCACTCGCACAGACATTGCCAAAACGCTCAATCGGCAAGTTTTTTCCATTCGTTTTACGGTACGAATGGCATTCAGGAAAGAAATGGAAATTTAGGGACTCGAACCCTAGACCGACCGGTTATGAGCCGGTTGCTCTGACCAACTGAGCTAAATTTCCTGAGTAGAAGCTGTCGGACTTCTACTGTTGCGGTTCTTGACCACCAGCCGCAACAAAGGCTCCTGTTAAGCACCTGTTATACTTTTTCAGGAAAAACCGTCCGGGACGTTTGAAGCCCCTTTAGTCAGCTCCGTTGAGCTAGACGGTAGTAATAGAAAGGCAAAATGTACATTGCCAAGTAATCTTGGCAAACGGGGCTAGTGGGATTTGAACCCACAAATAACGGAACCAAAATCCGTTGCCTTACCGTTTGGCGATAGCCCAGTATCTCCCGCCGTAGAAAGCACCATCTCAAAATACGACGGGAATCGTGTGCGACACATAATATGGGGTATTTTTTGCAGCTTAATAAACTATAAAATTGAACAGTTTGAATTCCCCACTATGTCGGATGCATGGAACGTTTGCTGGCATACCTCTTTACATAAGGACATTGCCTGCAAATGCAAATAGGTTTTTCTATTGGTTTAACCCGCTCTATGATGAGATACGGGATAATCCACATTGAGAATGCTAAAAGCATAAATCACCTCGCTGTGCAGATTAATATGGTATTTAGAATAAGTCCTAATTCCATCAGTGCAAAGAAGAAAGTAGAACGCATCGGCATTTTCTCTTCGCTAATTTGTGTCATAAGGAATGCAGTCACCGTTATGAACACTAATATATTGATTTCTACAGCAATGATCGTTAATGATAATCTCATTTTTCTTCTCCGATAATGAAATCAAGTATCTTTCTCGCAACATCATCTTCCGGCTCAAATGGTAATCCACAGTAATTGTAATGTTCTAAAGCCGATTTTAGGCTTGCTTTGAAGCCGCGGTAAATTTCCCCGTGTTGCAACAGTTCGTGCCTTAAAACTGAAATTGCATCAGTAATTGATTGAGAAGTGAAACTAATTTGTGCCAGGCACTCCATTTCTATATCAGGTGCCGACATCATTTCAAAATTAAATATTGGAACTTCATCAACCGAAACATGGAAATCAACTGATTTCACTCTCGAAATCTCTTTCCCGTCAATAAAGCATTTGGTTCCAAGCCAACCATACGGGTTAGGGTTCACAATTCTTACAACAGGCATCTGCACATCCCCTTTCCTGTGCTTTGCAATACGCCAGAAGATGCTCTGCAATCTCCTGAAGCTGGATAACATCGTATTTTGGAATCTCAAGGCTTTCTGTCTCCAGAACCTGATACAGTTCTCCGTATTTCGGTACCTTCGCCACGACAGTTGCCTGGATAAGTTTTGTTGCTACGTCAATCGGTTCATCTGGAAGTGGCAATTCATCCTGTCTTTTCTTGCCACCAACAATACATTCAAGTTTATTTCCCTTTACCATGGCATAATTTTTTGTTTTATCAAAATCTGGCTTTTCGTCCGTTAAGATTGCTTTTCCATTCTCAGTGTAAACATAATAAACTTTTTCATTTCTATTCATTCGTTTCGTTCCTTTCCAAAATCGCCTTTTTTATTTTTAAAAATTTTTTCAAGCATCGTCTTTTACCTACCTTTTCCGAAAATACTGTGTCAGTGCTTCACGGGTGATCTGTGATACGCTTTTGCCGGTTCGGTTCTTCTCGGCAATGAGTTTTTGCTCCAGCTGGTACGGTAACCGGATCCGGATTGATTCGCCCTGTGGGTTATGCTTTTTCATAGGCAGTATCCTCAGCTGACAATCTCGATTGGACATCCGAAGTATTTCTCTATTTCTTGTATTGTTATCTTACGAGGCTTCTTTAATTCAACCTCTACTCGTTGCACCGTGCCATCTTCCGCCTTTGCGATTCCTTTTCCTGTATAGATTTCAAATTCTTCATTCGCATACACACTCAAATGCTTATATCCGTACGCCCTGCACCATCTTGCAGCCATATCTGCTATTGTTCTGAGTTCTTTCACTTCGTCGCCGAAGAGTTCGACATAAGTAATGGCTTGTTCCATTTCAGTATATTTTACCGTAGGTGGAACTACAACCTGTTTGTAAGGACTTCCGATAAATCTAAAAAATCTACATGACTCTATTGCTTTTTCACATTTAGGCAATTTGAATCCTTGAGCCACAGCCTTTTTTAGGAGCTGTTCTGATTCGACATTATTCTGTGTGGTAATAGACTTGTTTGTAAAATCAATCATTTCCCTCATCCTCCAATAATTTATACAGCGTACTTCTTGATATTCCCATAATTTCAGCAAATTGAACTTTTGTGATTTCTCCATTCTGCCATCTGATCTTGGTGTTATCAAAAAGTTCTTTATTGATTTCTTTCTTTGCCCGTCCTTTATACTTGCCCTGAGCTTTCGCGATTGCAATACCCTCTTTCTGACGCTGACGGATATTTTCTCTTTCTCTTTGTGCCACATATGAAAGAAGTTGCAAAACAATATCTGCGATTAGAGTTCCCGTCAAATCTTTGTTCTGTGTAGTATTAAGTAATGGCATATCCTGTACAATAATGTCTGCTTCGATCTCTTTTGTGATTTTTCTCCATTCAGCGATAATCTCTTCGTAGTTTCTGCCAAGTCGGTCAATCGAATGGACTACCAGCACATCACCTTTCTTAAGAGAAGCAATCATCTTCTGGTACTCAGGACGGTTGAAGTCTTTTCCGGATTTTTTGTCCATGTAAATCATTTCAACTCCTTCTTCTCTCAGTGCTTCCATCTGTCTTGCTTCATTCTGATCTACTGTTGATACTCTTGCATATCCTATTTTCATATATAATCACTCCCATTTATTTATGAGTTGATTATACATCTAATTGATTATATTTGCAAGTAGTTCATACACATTTATGAGTATTTTTTATTGACTATTGAAACGTTTTTGATTATGATAATGTCAATAGGAGGTATTTATATGGTTTCTGATAAGATAAAGCAAATAATGAAGATAAAAAAAGTAACTAGTATTCAATTAGCTCAGCACCTTGGGATGCTCCCGCAATCACTTGCAAATAAATTTTCAAGGGGAAGCATATCCGCAAATGAACTAATTCAGATTCTTGATTTTCTGGAATGTCAATTGATAATTGAACCAAAACCAGATGTATCAATCAAACTGACCACTGATGATCTCAAAAGGGAACCGTGATGGTTCTCTTTTTTTATGCTCTAATTAATCCCTGTCCCTGAAGTAACGGTTGGGATGTAGTTGCAGCTAAAGTTTATTCTGCTCATGTTTAAACTCTCCGCAGCGGAGAAATCAGGAGCTGCACCCGCATTGCCTTGTTTTGTACTGGCAGAAAAACCGTTAAGGCTTACGGCTTGTCATGTTGCAATCACTATCTCTCCCATGTTGAGGAAATGAATGTAAAATAGGTCTTTTTGTTTTTTGGGATCCTTGAGTGACTCATTAGGCTGTGACGGGGTGTTATATATACCCCCTCCCTAGGTCTGTCCAGGTATCACGCTAACCGGGCGGCCCTCTGCCCCATGGGTTCCCGCCGACCCGGTCTTAACGCTGTTCTTCAATGCCTTCGGCAGTAGCCAAGGAGAACTACCGTGCTTTTCTTCGTCATATTGCACAACTTTTCACGTTTCCGTGTGTGTACATTATGAGCACACCCTAAAAATACACGTATTAACACTATATCTTGTGTTTGCTATCGTTTTTATGCAATATTCTGTGCATTTTCTTATAACTCCGGTCTCTCTGGCTCCGGAAGCTCCAGCACTGCTCTGTGTTTTTCCGCGATCTCCTGTGCAGTCTGCTGAGGTATTCCGGCTTGCTGTCCGACTTGTACCGGTGCTGTCTCTGCCATGCCGTAAGCTGCTTTTGCAACAAATATCAAGTTCGCGTTCGTGCCGGGCTGATTGTTCAGTCTGTTGACCGTGCAATTTTTGCAAATATCGAACCATTTTTTCACCGTGTCAGAGTGTGAGGTGTTCGCCCTCGTCTTTCTGTTAGCCCAATCGGTAAAAGTTCTGCGTTCTATACCAACCAAAAAGCTGAACACTTCCAATGTCGGCAGTACATTGTACCTAGTGCATATTCTTACGTACACATCGAATAACTCATCCAGTAAATCTATATTGTCATTACTCGGCTTCGGGATCCTGTCCGCAATATAAAAAATCATATCCACAAAAGCATCAGCAACTGCCGCCTTATATTCTTTCGGTGTAGCATAATCCTCTGGTGATACCTGCAATACAGTCTCAATATACTCGTCTACTAGTCTGTATATATCGTTCTCATATACTTCTATAGTCTGATCTACAACTACAGTATTTCTCTTTTTCCTTTTTTCACCTCATTTCTTTTAGACAATAAAAAAATACATAGAAATAAACAGGTTAATAGTCCAATGATCTAATTAACCTAGCTTAATCCTATGTATCGTAAAAAATCTCTTGTAAAATCTGTATCTGTATTAAGTTGCTATTATCATTACATACTTTTTATAATTTTGTCAACAGTTTTTTATATAATATTTTTTCACCTTCTGGTATTTCTGATATATCCTCTACTACTCTATATATTAATATATATTATAATATTTATATTAATCAACTCAGCCTCTGGAATCTTGGAAGGGACAGGTAATAACTATAATATAGATACTCATAATCCATAATATTAATATATATAATATTATTATAGGGCATTTTGAGCACACAAAAAACCAGACCTTCCGGCATCTGTTCCGGTATGATCTGGCTATATTTTTTCCGTATTCAGTTACGATCCGCTTTGTCAGCCCTGCCCCTTCCTGAGTTCCGTCGGCTTCGTTATATCGAACATAACAGAATGATTTGTAAAAGTCAAGCAAAAAAATTGTCGTTGACTTTTTGACGATATTGTGCTATGAATAATTACGTCAGGACTTCGGCGGCAGTTCTGCACCTGTCCTAAAAGCCGCCACAAAAAAAGCATAATAAAAGCCCCCTGGTAAATTCCAGAGGGCTTATTTGTATTCTTCATATTCCGCTTGTTTGCGATTATCCTCTCGTTTCTTCCCAATCGCCATCGTCAAAAATCGTGACCTGTCTATGTATCGTCTGCATCCAGTCTTCCCCAGTGGAATTTCCGAACGGATCTCGGCTTTTTCTCGGTACTTCCTGTTCTAGTTCTACGTAACGACACCATGTAGTTTCATCTTTTACTATTTTCCAACCTTTTTCAACTAATTGCTTAATTCTTTCTTCACCTGTCATTTTTTTCTTTTCTCCCTTGACATTATATGTGTATTATATTATACTGATAGTGCTACATGCTATTCAATTTATTGAATGCATTTTTATGAGGGAGTGACCAGCGTTCGTTGTTGGTCACTCTTTTTTTGCTCTTCTCTATACAATTCTCTTTCATCCAATAGTTTTTGCAAGTCGCAATTGCAGCCACGTCGAATGTCCGCTTCGTATCTTCTGATTTGCAACTGTTTTTTTCTGCAATAATCTGAACATACATTCGAAGACGTGCCATCCCAAAAAGATTTTCCACAATATCTGCAAATTTTTATTTTTTTCGATCTGCTTTCCGTGTGCTGCTTTTTGGCTTTTTCTGGGTTATATTTTGTTTTTTTATGTTCCGACTGCCATTCCTTGACGGAAATTTGAGCGCATTTGTCAGAACAATACTTTTGGCGTCCTGTTCTTACAACGTATTCTTTTCCGCATCGTTTACAGCAGTCAATACTCCCAAGCGGACGCATAGGCCCAGACTTGCGATATTTGGCAGCGTTTTCTTTCCTCACCAGTATACGGCATTCCGGACACCTTTTAGCACGTGGCCCACCGTCAAAAGTTCGCCCACAGATTATGCAAGTTCTTTCACGAATCGTAGAACTTACAATTTTGCTTTTTTGACAGGCTGGACATAATACCGAACCGGTTGTGCCGAAAAATTCAGTTCCACATTCAGGGCATTTTCTTTTTGTTCTTTTCATTTTTTTAATCCTCCCAGTCTACCTCTGCGTGAGGTAGTGAGTTGAAATAATTGTTAATTTTATACATATGCCTGCCAGTTGTTACTTTTATTTTTCTTCTGAATCTTTAGTATTTTATCATAGCTGTACCATATGCCCTTGTACTGATATGAACATCCTTTAAGGCATCCATTGCTGACACTTACGAAAAGATCAGTTATCTTTTCGTCGCTTCCAAAATCCTCTGCCGGAAGCAAGTCTTTTCTTACTCGTATTCGGTTGGTTTTTCCCCAAACCGAAAGGTATTCGATCTGATATGTTTCCTTCAGTTCGGAAATGATATATCCGTCCTGACAATCAACGTCTAGCTTTCCTTCAAAGCTCCTGTAAATTTCCTGCATTTTTTCTCCTTTTCTCATAGGCGGTTTACGCCTCGAATTTTGTTTTCTTTCCGAGACTATGAATGTATTTCTCGGTTGCTTCCACAAGCTGCGCGTTAGTACATCCAAGCCCGAATATGTAATCATTTCCAGGATTGCAATGAGTTTCGCAAAACTCAACTATTTCGGACCAGTCGCCGGTCTGATAGTATGCGACCTGTTCGCCGTCCCCGTCGTATTCAATCTGGATGTTATACCAACACGGAGTTTCCGTGATTCTGTAAATCACATCTTGACCGTCTTTTTTCAAACTCTTAAATTTGTTTTCGATCCATTCGATTGAGTTATATTTTATTGCCATATTCTCCTTTCTCCTTTCTCCTTTTCTCTGTGAAGTTTTTAGTTACTTTCTTTAACTGTCCATTCTATGCAGTATTTGATATTTTAGCATAGATATTAATGTTCTATATTCTTCTGGCTTTTCGCACACTATTATCAAAGTATTTACAATTTCATAATCTGTCATTTTTTCAATATCTGAAAATTCTAACTTTTTATAACTTTTTGCTCTTGCCTTCTTGCACTTTAGCAATTCGTTTTTACCATAAAAGCCAGTCGAAACAGGCTTGCAAAATGCGTTATTATAACCATGATAAGCATTATATTTTTTTATAAATCCTTCTTCTGCTTCTCTCAGATCATAATCTGTTATTGTAAAATCTGGAAAAGTTTTAAGAACTATAAATTCAAAATTTTTCAAGTCTTCAAATGTTTTCAAGTCTTCATCAATTTTTAAATTTGAGCCTTGCAGCTTCTCCATGTTTCGCTGATGGGTTTTTAATCTAGTTTTAACATTCACACTAGAACCTATGTAATACTTATCATTTTTCTTGTTATGAATTGCATAAACTCCAACCGCTTCAACATCTGGTACTTCGATAATATGTTTTTTCATTCTGTAACCACTTCCTTTCTATGGTTACATTATATTATATGTGCGTTATATTGTCAATAGTTATATGTGCGTTATTTCAATATTTTTTCAAGTCTTTCCAGTTCTGCAAGAACCGTATCACGAATAAAAGCACTATTACTTTTATTTAGATGTAGGTTTTCTATTCTCTCCTTTGTTTCCTTAGGAAAGACAATATTCAATCTATAATTGTTTTTCTCATAGTTTCTAACCGCTTTTCTCTGTGCATCAGTTGCCATTATTCGCTGTTCCTCCTCTTCAATTTTTCTTCTATTATAATGTATGTGCGTTATATTGTCAATAGTTATATGTGCGTTATACATATTATACATTTTTAAGCGTTTTATATGTGCGTTATTTGTGTATTATTCCATCTTGTATATGTGCGTTATATCTGGTATTATATAACCATCAACAGAGAACAAGCAACCCGGGCACAGGGCCGGGAGAAAGAGAGGAACACAAAAATGACATTAGAAAAACTCATATTTACAGACCTGGTTAATGATTCAACTTTAATCATCGTAAGAGACGGAAACTTTAATATTTTGGCGTCTGGGATGTGGTATCACGAGGATGTCTTGAAATATGCAGATGCTGAGATCGAATCATTCACATATGACTGCGACAACAGGATATATGTTGATATTTTATAAAAGAAGGGAGGAACCCATAAAATACAAATACTACAAGGAACAAAATAAATCAGGAGAAAAGACAACAGAGAAAAAAGCATAAAAAAGACATTAACTCAAGTTTACTCAAGTTAATGTCAAAAGTTCACGAATCCGGCGAAATAAGTTTTTTAAACTCTGCTTCGCTCATGCCGTAGAGCTGATTTACCGTATCTTCGCCAAATTGCTCCATGACTTCAAGTTGATAAAGTGGGTTTCCTTTCAACAGCTTAAAATCAATTTTCTTGAGGTTTTCCGGAGTAGGCGGTAAATACTTCGACTTGATCGGTTCCGGGGCTTGTACGGGTGCTTCTGGTTTGTCTAGTGTGTTCAGAACACATTGAACAATGAAGCCGTTTAAGCTATCACCCGCAGCGGCTCTTATTCGTTCTTCGTCTTCTTTTTTAAAACGAACAAGAGTTTTGAAGTAATTGTTTTTTTCGTACTTGGCAGTTGCTTTTGCCTGAGATTTACTGATAGCCATTTTAAAGACCTCCTTTATACAGTTATCTGTATTATAGCTAACTGTATAAATAAAGTCAACAGAAATATAACGTTATCATTTATATAGCTATCTATATTAGCGTTATCGTTATAAAAATATATAGATAGCAGTATATAAAATATACAGATAACACTATAACATTTTGTATATAATTACGATATTGTGCTTATATAGTGTTAGCGTTATAATAGCATTATCAAAAGAGCAGGAGGAAAGACAAAATGAAAAAAGTAAAGGTTTTGACAAGAATCAATTATCTGTACTCTATCGCCTGGATGAAGGCAACAGACAAAGACAAATTTGCATTCAGAGAAGAAAGCAAGGTTCACGGAATGTTAATGAATGCGATCGCAGATATCACATTAAAGGCGTTAAAAACAACTAAATAAAAAAGCCGGCCGAATCCTACCAAGACAAACAACCGGCACCCAACAAAAAAAATGAAAGGTAGCCCTATTATAACAGGGGCAAAGGTAAAAAAGCAATGATAAAAGGGAAAATGTTGACGGGAGAAACTGTTGTTTATGATCTTCCGAAAGAGATCAAAACCGCTGAGCAGTTTAATTCGCTTATTTACGGATATAATGAAAACCCGGCACACCGAGACGAACTACAAGGGCAACCGCTCTTGTTAGGGCTTAACGGCCCGATGTTTAACGGGTTCGGTGTTCTAAAGTCCACCGGCGAACAGGTTGCGATTATTCGATACGAAAAACCATCTAAATAAATTCCCTCCGGCGGCGGTCAAGCCGTAGCCTCAACGCAACCGCCGGATTTCAAAAAAAATAAAAAAGAGAGGTAGAAACATGAAAGATTATACTATTTTCGCAACTCCTGAACAGGAGCAGAAAAGAAAAGATGCGATGCTGGCACTCGATAGCCTGAAATATAACACTATGTGTTACGGTTGCAAAGCACTTCACAAAACTTGTGACGGAACCACAAGCAAGTTTTACGGCGGCTGTATTTACAGGGAGTCAAACGGTTTAAATGCAATATTTGGTCTTGCTCGATTCGTCCCGGAATTACTCAAGAATGAAGATTTCTCATCATACGATGAATTTCTGGAAGAACTGAGAAACAACCGCACCGGCGTTGTTGATTGGCTCGAGTCCCGGACGCGCGGCGAACATTCCAAGAATGAGGTGCTGACCGATGATTATATCAGAGCCTGCAAGAAGATTTTGGAGATTTTAAAGGAGGGATAACATGACAGATCATGAAAGAGTTCGCCGAATGACTGATTCTCTCGCGGAGCTGTTCCCGGAATGTAAAAACGAACTGGAAAAAGAAAAATATTACTACGACCACAGCTACTGCACTTTTCTGGAATGGGAAAAGGCAGTTGAGAAAATTATTGATAGTGTGGCTTAAGGAGGAATAATAGCATGACAATCGAAGAAATGAGAAAAGAGCTTGTAAAACTGGAAGAATTGGAAAGAATCGCAGATGCAGCAGAATTGGAGTATGACAAGTTCCCAATGGATGAAGAAAAAGAACAGGCTTTCGATGATGCATACAAAAATCAATATGATTGCTTCATGGATATTTCAATCGCGATCGTAGAATTGACAAGAGGCACAGTTGACATTGCGAATGCTCGCGCCATGGTAAATGGTAAACGCGAACAACTCAAAAGAATATTCAATATAGTTTAACAGGCCGGTAAGCGTACCGGGGAACATTTCCCCGGCGGTCTTTTAACAAAAATTCAAGGAGGATAAGAAAACATGATAAAAATTGATATGTGGTACAATGACAAAAAGGAACAGGCAACCGGGCTTGACATCTGGTTTAACGATCTTGGAGGTTTTTATTCCGGAAATATCGAGATTTCTGGCAAGACCGTGGGCGACTATTACGCAGACAGCGTTCAGGAAATCTGTGAAGCGTTCCCGCATCTGAAAGAAAAAATAAACGCTTGCTTGAACTAAATAAAATAATTTCGGGCGGGTCTTCCCCGCCTACTTTTTCTAAATATCGGAGTGTTTAAACATGAAATATCATTATATAGCAATTTCAGCAAAAAATGACGGTAAAAACTTCGCCTCTATTCTTCGGGTTGCCGAATCTGATAACCTTATATTTTCCTTGCAGATTCCCGGGATAACCGCTGCAAATATTTTCAGCACAAGAAAAGAAGCAGAAAAAGTTGTTGACTTCTGGAACAAATGCTACAAGAAAAGCAAAACTTTTGGAGGGTTATAAATGATAAAAGAGATCACAAAACCAACGTCCAAACAGACTGTCGCCGCCATAAAAAGCGGCGATTTTTCCGAAGTTGATAAAATTGAGGAAATGGCAGAAAAGGATGCTAGACAAGTGTTTAATGCGGTTGCTTCCGGTGCTGTTCCGCTGATCTGGTACGACTTGCCGCCAGTCCACTGTCAATCCGGGGCGGTGTCGGTCATGCAGTACGCCCTGCATCGGTCAACCAAACTGGCAAATCACTTGCAGCTGTCATGCATGGAGATTAAGGACGGGCGTATCATTCCGACATCAGACCGCCAGTATAGTGCCTTGGACAACTCCGACTTCCTCGAGTTCTTCCGAGATCTTCCGCGAGAAGTCCACGTTAATTACTTAGAGTAGCTTTTGGCTGCTCTTTTTCTCGTGCCTTTGGTTTTATTGCCGTTTTACGGTCTAAAACGGCTTTTGAATGGATTATACGTACATTTTTACCGCCTTGGCTTCTGGAATCAATTCTAGCTTTTTTCGAGTAATTAATAATAACGATTGACGAGAAGTATCAACAGCGGTATCATGGTTATATATACGCTTCCGGATTGCGGTCTGCTTCTGATCGTTTCCGGCAGTCTTATTTGTGTACTATTTTCGTAGCTGTTCTTCTGGCAACTTGTCCAGTTCGTGCAGCTGGCGGAGGCTCCTGATCTTGCAAGGCTGTATTTGACGTTTTACAGGAATTAGTGTGTATATGCGTACTGGTGGCGGTTACATTGTTTATAATTCATTTTAGGCTTATTTACGGACTTTGTACGCATATTTGATTAAGCCTAAGGGTATCGCGTTCGAATTGATTCTAGCTGACTTTGGTCAATCAATTACCACGTTTCTCGCGATTCTTTGCGAAGGTCTACCTTGCTGTTTCACGAGTTCGGCAGTCTAGCACATTTTGAACTGGTGATGTTCGGCACGATCCCGAAATCTGCGGAAATGGTCTTGAAAAACAAGATAAGAAAACGACATAGCCTTATTCAAAAATCTTTTTTGTGCATTTGGCACAGTGCAATTTATAACATCAATTCTAGTGCTGTGAATTTTTTACAATTTATTTAACTTTTCTTTCTTCACTCGACCAGTCCTCTTACTGGTCGCCTTGTGGCTCATCATCTGTTCCCTCTCCTGTTGCTTCTTGGTTCGAGATTTTTTCCTCGTGTACGCATCGGTATTATATCCCATTATTGTATTTTCCCTCCCTGTCTCTGATCTTCTGACTGCGAGTCTTGAAATTCACGATTTCCACATCTGTTTGAAGTTCCGGTGGAATTGTCCCGACAATAATAACCCTCAGTGGTTCAATCCTCTTTTCCATTTCCTTGAATCCCTTGCAGAATTCCTCTCTGGATGCTCTGGCTTTTATTCTGCCATTAGTGCAGCACGCTACTGTGCTTCTTTTCGGTACGCCATCAAACGCCCAGTCATAACAGTACTCCGGCGGTATATTCACGTTTGGAATTACCTTGATTCCGTTCATACTGAGATAATAAGACAATGCATGATTACGATATTTCTGCCAGATATTCATAGCGAACGGCATTCCATCCTGTCCGACAGCCATGGAAAAATCCGGTGCGATCACGCTGTGGAAACATTTCAGATGTTCCAGATACCTGTCTGGATTGTTCCAGATTCTCTCGAATTCACAGTCATGGATATAAAAATTCACCGTCAGCTTGCGGTGGTTCTTAATCTTCGGACTGAAGCTATCCTTGAAATCCACAGTATCTTCGCCCGGTCGGTCTGTGTATCGTTCCATTATCGGAATTTGGTATTTGCCGTCCAGTTCGGCTCCTGTAATCATGTACTCTCGCATTACATCATATGCGGTATGGCTAATTCCCTGTGAGATCATCGTTATCCTCCTGTTATTTATTGACATGATACGTGCGACACTTATTAGCACTAACTATATGCCATAGGGATGGCGTATAGGTTATGCTAAAATCTCTTTAACTGTATTTCAACATTCCCATTGACTATCACAATTTTTGAGATTATACTCTTTAGTATCTTGTTTTTGTCTGGCTTGTCGATGTGATCCCAAACATCGGCGAGCTTTTTTATTTTTTCGTAGACGTATTCTTTCTTTTGCGTGTACTCTGTATTCTCTGTTTCTCTGTCAATCTGTTCTTTTATTTCTGACAACTTGCTTTCAGATTCCTGTATCATTTCCAGAACTGCATCGTTCCCATCAGCGTACAACGAATATAACCGTTTCAGTTTGGTCTTCTCTTTATCGTACTGCTTCTGCAATATTTCCAATCTGGTTTCTCTTTCCTTTGGTTTGTATGAAGATAGATTGAGCGAGATTTTAAGAATCTGCTCTTCCACTTGATTCTCGATATCATCCGCCCATTCAAGAGAATTATCGCAGTTAGGATTGTAATTAGGCAAATGTGAACATCCTGTATTCCGCGAACAGCAGTATATCTTATGCTTTCCATGCGTCCATTTCTGGTACCTCATCTTACATCCACACACACCACAATAGCATAGTCCTGTAAGCAAGTGTGCCGGATGATTGATGCTCTGAAGTTTGTGCTGTCGTCGAGATTTTCTCATTTCTTGAGCCGCTTTAAATCTTTCTGTTTCAAAAATCGGCTCATGTTTTCCTTGATAGATACTTCCCTTATACGGAATCATCCCGATATTTACCGGACTTGTCAAAATGCTCCTGACCACCATTTCGCTTGTGTAGCCTAAGATATCTCTGATTTTGGCATCCGAATATCCAGACAAATACAAATCTAATGCCTGCCTTGCCTGTTCCGCTCGTTCCGGTATGGGAATCAAAATCCCCCGTTCCCTGTCGTAGTCATAGCAATAAGGCAAGTTTCCACCGCCCATCCAGAATCCCTGCTTCACACGTTCCAACATTCCGCCTCGCATTCTAAGCAGCATTGTGTTTTTATCAAGCTGAGCGAACACTGCCATCATCTGTGTATATGCCTGTTCCATTGGGCTGTCGTAACTCACACTGTCATGGACGCATTTGAATTCCACGCCATTTGGGATAAATATTCGTTCGATCAGATAAATTCCGTCCACCATACTTCGTGATAATCGGTCAAGTTTAAATGCCACTACGCATTTGATTCGTTTTCTGGTGCAATCATTGATAAGTCTTTGTAATCCTGGTCGGTTCATGTTCGAGCCAGTAAATCCATCATCTTCGTACCAATTCTTGATTATCAGTTCATTTTTTCGGCAGTAGTTCTCAATATCACGCCGCTGACTGTCCAGTCCGTTTCCTTCCTCTGCCTGTTTCTCTGTAGATACACGCAAATATGCAACACATTCCATGCGTTTTCCTCCTTTGTGTAGAAAATGTGCCGCACATATCATGTTACGACACATTCTACACCACATTATTCATTTGGTCAATCCAGACACGTCATGATTAACTCCACAATTTCCTCCGGCAGTTCGATTTTTTCAATGTCAACCGGTTTACCGTCAAGTGTTACGATTGTCATGCAATCACCCCTATTTCACAAAATCAAAAATATTCATTTGTCCTTCCAGTTCTTCCTTGTGTTCTTTTGTGAAAAATTTGCAGGCAACGGAGTTCGGATTCCATGGAACGTCCAGCTCATAGTTCCGACATTTCCCCGTTTTCTTACCCGGAAGGTAATCCGCACATTCCATGCAAATATGTTGCCAGCAAGTACCGCCAGATCTTCGGTACATTTCACTTACTTTTCTCATTTTTCATCTCTTCTTTCTGCGTCCTGCCATTTCCTCGAATCGTCCGCTTTTGATACAGTCCCTTGGATCACATTTTCGGCTGTGACCCTTGTTCAGAATATAATTGCATACCGACGTAGCCAGGAACGTATTGTTTTTGCTTGTCTTGGAAAAGTATCTGCATTTCATGCACTGGTTTTTCTTCAGCACATTAATCTCTGCTTCACTTAGAAACCCCCACGATTTCCTCATTTTGCTCCTTTCTGGATAGCTGCAATCATGTTATTTCTTGCTTCCTCCGCGATATGCTCTCTTACGGATTCTTCCGGAAACGGGATTTCATAAGACCGTTCCAGAATCCTGTTCGTGATTCGATCATCATACGGAAGTTGCGATATGCGATAATTACTTGTGAAGATAGTGATTTTTCTATCCACATACCGTCCATTGATAATCCCATAGAATTTTTCGTTAATCCAATCTCTCCCGGAATCCGCTCCGAAATCATCAATAATCAAAATGTCTGCATATGTTAGATCACGAATCAATTTGCTTTCCGTCGCATTGTCACGAGCTGACCATGTGGACTTGATTTCTTCAAGAATTTTCAATGAAGTGGTAAATTTAACTGATTTCTGATATTTCTGCATCAGTTCATTAGCCATACTACACGCAAGCCTTGTCTTTCCAGACCCTTTTACGCCAGAGCAGATATATAATCCCATCCCTTTCTTCTGCATCTCTCCGATATGTTCAAGCCAGTACTTCACAGCTTTTGCAGCCTGGGTGAATGTCTCCTTACTGTCTGGAGATTGATACACATTGCTTCTCAGGTTCGCAAAGGTGCAATCTTTATACATTTCTGGCATTTCCGCGAACTGTAATTGATTCTGCAAGATTATTTTCTTACGAATTCCGCAGGGACATTCCTCGCAATACGGGATTCCGTCCTCATTCCTTGACCATATCCATCCAGTGCCGCCGCATTTAGGGCAATCAGTCTGCGAATGGGGTGTCTGACTCGTCGCTTCCATTCCACTGATCGAATGGGATAAGTGGTTTGACAGGTGTTGTAACTGTTCTGCAAGTTCCATGCTGCCCCTCCTTGTTGTAGTTTCCTTCCAACGTCTTAAGAAAATTATTTGGTTTAACAAACCAGTCAAATGTTATCATCCATCCGCGGTTATTCTCCCCTCGAAGGAAATCACTCTTGCGGACGTTGTTGATCGCATTAAGGACTTCATCAATTCCGTATTCACGGATTCGCCCTTTAAGTAACTGGCATCTTTTTGATGACGGTTTAATATCACGAATCGGATTGATGCCAACTTCCTGTAATTTGTTCCATTCCTCGATAACACGTCGGACATCAGTCTGACATATAGTATCTTTAGATACTATTAATTTATTATCTTTCTCTTTATCTATATCTATATCTTTATCTAAACCTTTATCTGCGTGCGTCTTTGTTGCGTCTTTGTTGCGTCTTTGTTGCGTCTGCCGTCCAGAGCGTTCTATCAACCGAGTATCATCAATCGGATTCCCACCCGTCAAAAAGTAACTACCGTTATCCTTTAAAAGCAGCATTTTCTTTTCGTCTGTATATGATGTTTCAGCATACCGATCTCTTGACAAAGTGTTGTGCATTCTCCAATGCTTAATTACAATCACGCCGTCCTCAAATGTAAGAACAAACCTTTTTGCAATCAATAATCGCAGGTCATCTTCACTTGCTCCTATGATTTTCATTATTCTTTTTGTATTTCCAATGAATCCATCATCGTCAGCTCTCATGTTAAGATGAAAATATAAGCACTGAGTTGACAACGGCATCTCCAGGAATGCATCACTGTCAACGATTTTCATTGTAAACATTCGCTTCTGAGCCATTTATCTATTCCTCTTCTCTCCAATCTAATTTCTGTCCGCATCTAGTACAGTATTTACTAACAATATCTATGTTGTAATTACAATTTGGGCAGTTACCGCAAGCACCAACTTTTATTTTTTTGCCTACTCCGAAGTCTAAATATGTTTCGCTCAAGTTGTTCACTTTCCTCGGAATCTGCTTCTCAAGTGCTTTAATAGCTTCTTGTCTAGTTTCTAAATCAACCATAACTAATCCGTCTGGAAGTTCCGGGTATCTTAATTTTTTGATTGTTTCTTTATAATTCTCCTTTACTAATTCAAAATATTCTTCTTTCCATTTCAGAACATTATGGAAATCATATGAACTATATCCTACGTGGTAATAATCCTCGCCAACTTTCTTGTATTTTAATTCAAAATATGGCTTGTCATCTACGATTCTAAAAATCTGTTCTAATTCCGTTACAATTTCCTTTTGAACTCCAACAGGAATACTTGCTTTTTCCATTTTGTTAATCCTCCGCTCCAAACTTTTTTCTTAATCTATGCTGATAATTTTTCGCTATTCGCTCAAGAGTGCTATAAGCTGGTCTCAGCGTGCATCTTTCTTTGTATCCGTCACATTTAGTTCCGAATAGGATAGCGTTTCTACATATACCGTCTTGGCTAGCGCAACATTTATTCATTCTTCATCTCCTTCAACTGTTTTACTGCTTTTCTATAATCCCTATTCGCAGACCGGAACATCATCAAGAGTATTTCAGACACAGGCCTTGTCCGATTTCTTCGCTTTGCTTTTTTGATGCATGTAAGATCATTTGCTTCCGGTACATATATTCCTACATAATGTGGAATTTCAAGGGATACCGCAGCGCATACATCTGTCGGCATAACCAGGTAGTTATAATCGCCAACAAAATTCAACCCATGACCAGAACGAAAATCTTCAGCTGATGATTTAACCTCATAACAATAGCAGTCACCTTTTTCTATCCCGGACACGCTATTATTAACCGGCACGAACCGCATATAATCCACCCTTATCGCATGATCTGTCGAATAATCGAATGTCACTTCCTTAGCCCAATAAATACGTGGATCATTGTGAGGATTGATTTTCTTTTCGATCATTGCTGATAGTTTTGCTGTAATCTCAGATCTTGTCATTTCTTCATCTCCTCCAACTTCCTCTCAGCTTCTTCATAATCTGTGAACCAAGTTATTCCATAAGCAATATCATTGAGCACTTTTTCGTTGTAAATCCCATATTCTTCACGGCTTGTTGCGTACCAGTGGCTATCAAAAAATGTAATTGATCCGATGTGCTGATGATATACTCTGTTAAGCTCTCCAAAGCCGTTAACAATATTTATTCCATAAATGGACTGACTCGGGATAACATAAATATCATCACCGATTTTAACCGGTAATCTCACAAGTAAGCCCTGTTCTTCTGCTTCTTCATAATCCACGAGTTTTTCTAAAATCATTCTACAATGATGTGCATTCATTTCGCATGGTTCAATTTTTAAACCCTGATCTTTAAACCAAATCATCTTATCTGATTTTTGCGTTAATCTCTCCATCTACTTCACCTCTCCTTTCTCAATCCATTTCCACCAGAGAACCACATATACTGTTCTTTTAAAAAATAAACCGTAACACTCTTTATGGATTGAATCAAAATTCTCTCGTCCAATCTCCATCGCTCTTTTCCGTGCCTGATCTAATGTTTTGCACGGCTCTTGACACAAAAACCACATGATTATTCCACCTCTCCTGTAATTTCTCTCAAACAAGCATTCCAGCCAGCTGCGGCAATATTTTTTGTTGCTTCTATATTGCTGACTGAATTAATGTATTCTTTTTTCTCCGGCAACGGCTTCAGCGGACACCACTCTGGTCTTGATTTACTTTCGTAATCATAATACTCTTCTGCTATAAGCCTTGTGTCACTGCCTAAACATTCAGCCAGTTCACAGCATCCTTCATATTCAGAATCACCGCAGTATTCAGTCCCGAACGGGCAGTCATAACAGTTTTTCGGTGTATCCATCACTAATGCTGATTTATTCATCTTATTCCTCCTGTAATAATTCTGGGTTGTCAAACACGTTTCCGGCAGATTCAACCTTTCTGCACCAATATCCAAGTTCTTTTCGGTAAAATGTATCTTCTGGAAAATCAACATAAAATCCAAAATTATAGTTTCCGTAATCAAAACTCGAACAATACATTCCAAATTTTACCGGGGCATATTCTCCGTTATGATTAACGATGTCATTCTCCCAAATCTTATTTCCATTCTTGTCACAAAGTCCTGTGAACTGGCAGAGGGTTTTTGGGTCAATCTCGCAAAAATCAATTCCTGTAATATCCCACTCATCGCAAGCAGTTCCATTGTATTTCTCAATAATCAAAACACCTACGAAATATTTTTTCTCTTCTCCGCTAAATCCATTGTCAAAAAGATATCCCTCGACCCATTTTCTATTATCAATCCGCTTTGCCTTGAAAAGAATCTCTCTCATATAGTGTTATCCTCCTGTGTTCTCGAAAGTGGTTCAAATCTTCTTTTCTGTTTGACATTTGGATATTTCTCTCTGTCCACGTCACTCATAAACATAGATAACGGTCTGCACCATGTTACAAGTGGGTCTGTGAAGCACTTGTAAATCACCATGATTTCATCAGATTCTGTATGTACTGCGATATCGGTGACAATATAGGTTCTTCCTTTGAAGTGTTTATATCTTCTTCCGACCATGCTATCTTTTAGCTTTTCTAATGTTTCAACTGATACGTTGCTCATTCAACTCCACCCTCCTTCACGATTTTGATTGCAAATTCAAATGCATCAGCTTTACCTTTGAAATACTCTGATATATATTTTCCCTTTAATGCAGTAGCTCTTGTCTTTTTCGTTTCCAACTGCTCCACAACCTTCTCCGCATCAAAAACTGTCGGCTGTTCGTCAATCTTTTTAAGAATCTCTAAATCATCAGAATATGCACAATGCACTACATGCTTCAGCTTGTCTGCATCAATCAGTCTGCTCATCTACTTCTCCCTCTTTCTCATCAAAAGTCAAATCAACTCTGATCACATCCGTCTCTATCGCGGAAACACAACTTACTTCTAAGTCGTAAAATGGTTTCAACAGTTTCGAACCGGAGTTGAATGTATCGTAATCCTCCCAGTTTCTTCCCGGGTGGCATATCTGAATTTTATCTTCACTTTCAGGATCGCCACCAATTGCTGCTATTAAATCAATTAACTTCATTTATTCATCCTCCCACATTCCCAACAACCGCATTCTCTCATACAGTACAGCGACGGTCTTGCGTCTGTATCCGTAGAAGTCTTTCAGGTTCATCGGGATATATCTTTCTCTGCTGATTTTCCTGTAGCTTTTCCGGTGTAGGATATTCTCAATAACCATATCCGCTATCACCGTGTTCTTCGGACAAGCCGACAAGGCGGCACCGGAAAGCAGATATCCGTACTCTGCCGGGAAGTCTTTCAGCATCGTATTCAGCTTTTCAATGTCCTCTTCTGGAATACCATAATCTTTCAGCTTCTTGTTCCTTGTCAGCATACCGTTCTCCTTTCTATCCTGTATAATCTTCAAACTTTCTTACACTTTCAAACGTAGCTCTCATATTTACCCATCGTTGTAATCTTCTAACAGAATCGGTAGGTTTTGTGTTATGCTTATTAAAAATCATTACGTAAGGCCAATACCCTAAATCCCGAAGTGTATATACTCTTTCCAAATCCTGTTCAAATGTGGTATTGAAATTTGTCAGCACATATACAGACATTTTTCTGCGATTCCACTCAGTTATTTCCTTAAACATTTGAAATTTCGGAATAATTATGCCTTTGTCTTCATATCTGTCCCACGCAAAATGAATCTGTTTTATTTTCATTTGCTTAATGTAATTTGCCTTTTCATCAGTCATAATCCGAATATCGCAGCCTTGTGAAAAATCTATATATGCTTTGCTGTCTATTAACTGTTCAGATAGATTTTTCCATTCTGTACAAGCGAACATGTTCGGATCAAGCAAGACTATATTCTTTTGACCATTCCAAAATTCTAATAAATCTGCTACTTTACAGCTTTTCTTTCCTTCTTTATCTTTTACGATACAGAAATCGCACCCTCTAGGGCATCCTCTTGTAAGAAAACCATAAGCGGTATTTTTGCATAATTCTGGGTAAAGACTATAATCAGGATAAATGTGTTCAATTTCATCCGGTAATGACTCCCCACCAGACGGATACTCATATCCCGTGCCACCTTTTATGATTTTTGTTGCACATACAGGATGCGGATAATCCGGTGTAAACGTAAATACCTTACTCATATACACCTTATCTGGTGAATTTATCCATGCTGTTAGTGGGTCGTACCATTCTACGGAGTCACCTTTTCCCTTATGCCATGCCGATATTTTCATCAATGGCAGATTTGGAAAATTATGACCATCAACATCTATAAGTTGTATTCTCATAGCTTCCTTTCTATTTGTCTGAGTGGTGCTTGTCGTACATGATCGCTACGCATACAAGACCGGCCACTCCAAATATGATTCCAAGGGTGAATCCTAATAAGAATGTAATCATACTCTGTCCTCCCTATATGGTTTTGGATAGTCCATCCATGCAACTACTGTTCCGCCTAAAACTTTTTTATCCGTTCTCCAAATTCCATCAGTAGTATGTGCCTGCTCTACTAACACTGTCCCATCATCGAATACAACTGTAGCAATCACATATTTAGATGTTTTTTCGAACATTCCTCTTTTCCAGTTATCCGTTCCTTTAAACTTTGCAAATATGGAATCGTGTTCTTCCGGCAATCTCTCGCTGACCGGAATCCAGCCATTTTCTTTCTCGTCATGTTCTAGGTCAGCAAGAAGTAATTCTACAATTTTTGAGATATTATTTTTCGAGAAATAAGCTCCGTTCCCTGCGTTTTCCACCTCATTCTTCAGTTGAATTAATCTGTCTTCGATATGGCTCATATTATCTCATCCTTTCTCAATGTCCGCTTCTTACCATGCAAAACAGCAGTTCTGTCATGGATCTTTTTCTTGATCCATTGTGTTCACACTTTATAGCAACCGAAAATTTCCATTTTTCCACATCTCCATCTAGTGGTGTTGGGTTTTCGAATTCTTCGTCAACCTCTCTCTGATACGGAACTGCAACCATTACTCCCATGTTACCTATTTCCGCGTAACATTCCGGAAAATTCTCACGTATATGTTGGGCAAATTTTCCATTTTTTAAATCAGGTAAAATCTCTTTGTAGCACTCCATTGTTGTTACAAGGTAATTTTTTTCTCCAATAAAATTTAATCCATTTCCGCTGTAAATATCCTCTTTACAGCTTTTGATTTCATAGCATGTAAATATTCCTTTTTCGATTGCTGAGATAGAGCACTGATTTTCTGGAATAAACTGCATGTAATCTACTCTTCTTGGCTTTCCTGCTGCGTAGTCATAATCAAAGCTTACTTCTCTAGCCCAGTATTTACCTGGTCCAGAAAAACAGCTTTTTTCCAGCAATTGGCTAAGAAATTTTGTTGTTTCAGATCTTTTCATACAACCACCTCGCTATCTGCTGGTATCTGATAATCAATATGTCCATTTACATAGGCTTCCTGAATCATATCCAGTACCTTCATGGCTTTTTCTTTTGCGGAATATCTTCCGACCATGAGTGAGCCTGTGCCATCTTCGACATAGATATCCTCACTATCCTTTTCAGGAAACGCTGATACTGTGCAAATATTGTCGAAATTTACAATCATTCTTTTATCCTGACTTCTGATTAGCATTTTGTGTCCTCCTTAATCTTACAAAAATCGCATTCAGTATTGCATTTTTTCCACTCATCTGAATATTCTTCATATCCATACGCTCCGTTCAAATACTTGTATGCAAGCGCATTCATACATCTTTCGCAGGCCGTAGAAAAAACAACGAGTGCTTCCTGTAGCGTATAATCTCCACTATTTACCATTGCCATTATGACATCCTGATTTGCACCTCCAATACTTGTATGAAGGTCAATAAGTGATGTAATATCCGTTCCATAATCCCATTTTCTTCCCCATGGCTGCCACCACTTTCTTGTTTGGCTACACCCACAATTAGTGCATATATGGCCTTTTAATCCCTTTATCAGACCTGTATCCTTTTTCCAATATTTTCTTTTGTGTTTGCACGTTTCTTTTTGAGATTTGCTATGTACCGCATAAATGCATTCCGTTATTTGCAACGGGAAACAACAATGATACGTTCTTGCCTTTTCCGGTGCTTTACACATTAAATCTTCTTTTTGATTAATCACATTTCCGTTTTCATCCTCGTACCAAATTCCTAACTTCAATTTTTCTTTATCAATATTCATTACTTCCTCGCTTTCCCCATGTAAGCAACTGGCACGCTATTGTGCAGTCCTCCATGATTTTATGCTCCCATCTTCTTAACCAATTTTTTATTCAATCCCTCTTAACATCAAACTTAATTTACTGTAACAAGGGCAAATTCTTGTGTGATCGTAAATATCTTCCAGTAAAACGCAATGTGGAAAAAGCTGCTTTACCTCATAGATATGCTCTTTTTCTTCCTCTCCACATTTAGTACGTTTAATTCGGCTTCCGACATCCAGTCCGAACATCTTAGATACATATGCTTTTAATCCATAAGATTTTACTTTGCTCATCTTAAAACCGCCTTTCTTTAAAACGTGAACATTTCCTCATCTTCATCATCAGAAACGAAATCTGACACTTCTTCGCAATCAATTGCTTTACTTCTCGACATACTTTTACCTCGCTCGATCAGTTCCGCTCTCTGCTCTTCCGTCAAAATTTTCGGTGCACGTAACTTCACATACTTAGCCGGAACGTGAGCAAAGATTGAACCGTCTTTGTTCGTAGCTAGAATCTTCACATCATCCGGGAACTGTTCTGATAATTTAAGGACTCTCCCTTTTAATTTGCTCCCACTATACGCCGACACCTCTGCGTACTCACCACCGCGAATCCACGCGATACTGCATTCATTACAATTCTCTGCCATGATTAATCCTCTCTTTCTCCGAAACCGAATTCTTTATTTATGTCCATGGAATCAAACTCAAGTTCAATCCCCATTGTTTCTTTTGCCTCTTGATATGCTTTTTCAATTCCAGTTTCTTCAATGTATTCTTTAGCAGCGTTTAGGTTTTCTAGGAATCTCTGATTGGATTTTGTAAATCCCCATGTTTTTTTGATGGCAAATAAACTGATAAGAATATTTGCCACTGCGATATAGTCCTCTGCTTTCCACAGCTTTTCCTGCGATTCTTTAATTAACGCTTCTCGCATTTCATCTTCACGCTGCTCCAGATACAATTTCAGGGACTCAACCCTTGCCCCTGTTGCCTTTGATATTTGCTCCAGACTGAAATTGCTGAAATTGTACGGTGCATTTAAGCGTGTTTTCTCAGCTGCTTTCTGCTGTCTTCTACGTTCTGCCCTGTTCATGCTCCCACCAGTCCTTTTATTTGAAATGCAGCCAGAATGAACTCCTTTAAGAGTCTGCGGTCATTCGGCGTATTTCCTGTTACAATGATGTCGCCATCGTATACAAACGTATATCTATCATTAATCACCGATGCATTTGAGACTGCACGGATAACCTGCTCTCTGGTGCATCCGATCATCTCTGCAATATCATCCGCTGTCATATCTGCAACCCACTGGTCATTATCGAAAACACTATACAATTTCATCCTCTTACTCTCTTGTATTCATATCCTACGAGTCGATATGCCCGTGGCGTGTTTGGGTGTTCGGTTGCGATAATCCCGTCAAGCTCGAATTTCTTCATGTGCCTTTGTACGGTCGCTTTTGATAATCCGGTGGTTTCTTCAATTTCGCGGTTTGATGGGAAATATCCGTGAAGTTCGATGTAATCTTCAATGAACTTGAAGATTTCTTTGCGGTTCTCCTGCCCTTCGCGATACTTTCTTTCGGTGTTATACTTACTTACCATATGATTACCTCGTTTCTTTTACCCTCCGAGAATGGATAGCGTGCTATGCCAGGAAGTGAATCACACTGTTCCAGTCCCAGAGGGCGTGCATTATTCATTTGTAGTTATCTTTTGTATGGAATTTTATCTCTGTCAGAACCGGCAGCTTTATCATTTGTAAGAGTCTTCATCAAGAAGATTGTTGAATTTTTCGAGTGCCTTTATGGACACCTTATTGTTTGATTTCTCTGGTCTGATTGATACTTCTAAGTGAGTATCAATGATATGCTTTAATTCCCTTGCAAGGGTTATTTTGCCTTGCTGTATACCCTGTCTGTATGTCTTAGGCGGTTTGTACTGCCCTGTTACTTGCTTACCGGTTGATTGTCCGCCAGCTGTAATGTTGTACATCTGGAAACCTTTATTTGCAAAAGCCTTGATCGTTTCAATTTCTTTTTGGTCAAGCTCACTTTTGGGGCAAGTTCTGTATGTAAGATGCCAACCAGTAGGATTGCTTTCGCTGTAAAACTTATGTTTTTTAAGGCTTAATGCTATGTGGTCATATTCTGCTAAATGGCTCGCACATCTCTCGCGAAGTCTGAGTGCCTGTCCCACGTAACTGCGCCTAATCCCAGCCTCATCCACCCTGTAAAAAGCATATATGCCACTAGAATTTGGAATACTCGGACATATTTTTTGTATCCGGTTTTCTCGTTCTTGCTTCATGGCAAATATTTGTCTATAATCCCTTAATCATTACTCCTTTCTATCCAAACGCTATCTGTCCATTATTCTGCATATAAATCATCGGTGCAGCTTTGCGTTCTCCAACTTTCAAGTACGGACAATTTGCTTTCACAAGTGCTTCTGCCATAACCGGCACAACACTGTTCCCGATTCTTGCTACTTGTTTCGCAATCGGGTAATTTTTCCATTTGTAATCCCGATCAATAATGTAATCTTTTGGAAACCCCTGCATCACCTTTAATTCTTCCGGCTTTAGCATTCTGAGAAAAATATCTGATATGATGTATTTCTCTCCATGAATATCAACCAGAACGTTTACCAGTCCGAACCTGTCTTTTGTGGTAATGGTCCCAAGCGGCTCGTTAAGCACCTGTCCGCATCCTGTCCCATAATATTTAACCAGAAAAGCAGATATCGCGCCGAAGTGCCCGGGTGATGTGGTTATTGTATGGAGCGGTTCGCCGCATCCTTGACCGATTCCGGTCTTGTAATATTTCGTGATAAAAGCTGTCACAAGTCCGTATCTGTTCGAGGTATCAATGGTTTTTATCGGTTCAGTCAGCAATTGTCCTCTGGAATCGCCTTGTCTGGTTTCTCCATGATATTGAATGATATATGCCAGCGCATCTTTATTTCGTACAATATACGGATCTGGATTATCAACGATATATTTCTTGATTCCATTTGCAATGCGCTTCTGCGTTGCTTCTGCCAGTGGTTTCGGACGGTCAAATATACTTTTACCTAAGTCTGACCAATCAATGTAATCTCCGCATTGCTCGTATGGCTTCAGACCGTCTGTCCCAAAACGATTATGTGTAGGCTTTGGCCATACTATCTGCTTTCCATCCCTACGAAACACTGCGTACCACCTTTTTCGTGTCGTTGGTGCTCCATAATCCGCAGCTACGAGTTCCCGACTATCAAATTCATATCCAATGTTTACCATTGCTGAAATAAATTTTCGATAATCTTCACCGGCTCTTTCCTTGATTGGATGTCCTTTTTCGTCCAATGGTCCCCATTGTTGGATTTCTTCCACGTTCTCCATGATAATTACATCTGGCAGAATTGCCTTTGCGTGCTTATATACAGCCCATGGAAGAATGCGAAGTCCCTGTTTTCTTGGCTGACCGCCTTTTGCTTTTGAATGGCTTGTGCAATCAGGACTCGCCCACATCAATGCCACATGTTGATTTCCAACATATTTCTGCAAATCTACTTTGAAGATGTCTTCTGTCAGATGCAGCGTTCCGGGATGATTCGTTTTGTGCATCAGGATAGCGTCAGGGTCGTGGTTGATTGCTATGTCTACTGGTCTTCCAAGAGCCATCTCAATTCCAACGGATGCTCCGCCACCTCCGGCAAAGCAGTCTATAATTAAATTCTCCATCATCACTCCTTAACTAAACGGAAGCTCATCATCTTCTGTGAACGCCGGAACACTCATAAAATCATCTGCACCCTGTTCTGGACTCGGAATCGGTGGACGCTGTTCTTCTGACTGGCTCTTCTTGCTTTCCGCAAATTCCTGTTCCTCGATTAATACGTCAGTGGTGTACACTTTCTGCCCATCGCGATTAGTGTAACTGCCGGTCTGAATTCTTCCGGTGACTGCGATTTTGATTCCTTTGTACAGATATTTCTCGGCGAACTCGCCATTCTTTCCAAGAGCCACACAGCCGATAAAATCAGCTGCGGGTTCATTGTTTTTGTGATACTTGCGGTTGACTGCAAGTGTGTATCTGGCAATCTTAGTATCATTTGTTCCCATTCGGACATCTGGATCTTTAATCAAACGTCCGATCAAAATTACTTTATTCATGTTTATTCTCCTTAGAAATTGCTGTAAAAAGTTTCTCAACTTTTTCAATTGCGTCATTCCAACCCTTGTTGTACCTGCAAAATAATGGGTCAACGTCCTCTGGATTGCTGTGAGTTGACGGCTTCTTTAGTTTTTTAAGTGCTTCTAAGAAATGTTCCATGTATCTTCCTCCTCGTAATCATTACAATAAAGTGAACCGTAATCCCATGCCAATGTACAGCAATTACGGAATCTACATTTGCTACAGTCTGCCATCTCCATAAAAATTCCTCCTTTCAGAACGGGCACAAATTCAAGTCAACTTCTAGTCCAGCCCGTCCGATCTGAACCAGAACATTGTTTCCTGTAACTTCTTGTATTTCTCGCTGTATTTTACGGGCATCTGACGCTTGACCGCTCAAATGTACCAGTGTTACCGTCCGAAGTGATTCTGTGCGGTTTTGCTTAATGAATTGCTTGCAAGTTGACAAAGAACAATGTCCTTTTATTCGGTGCCTGTAGTTAGCTTCTGACCTATTCACCAATTCTTCACAGTAGTTGCATTCAATTACCAGATGCTCAACTTGCATTCTGCGGAAACTATAGTTGCAGAATTCGAAATCGGTCATATACAGGAGTTTTCCCATTTCTTCATGCTGTACCAAATAGCCGTAGTTCGGACACGGAATAAGTATTTTGGCTTCTTTGTCATAGGTCGTATGCGGTAATTCAAATGGAGTCACGATAAACGAACCAACTCTAAATGGGTATCTTTCTGGAACACCTTTCATCAGTTCGCCTGTTCTGATGTTCATGTCCTCAACGGTCTCGTCATTGGTGTAAATCTGAATGCCTGCATTCATTATTTCCTTGAATGCTTCGGTGTGATCTCCGTGCCCATGACTGAGCAACACGCCAGAAACGTTACTTATCTGGTAGTCAATCCCTCTAAGGATTTTCTTGTAATTGCATCCGCAGTCAAGAAGAACAATCTCGCCTGTACTTGACTGCAAAGCGTAACAATTTCCCTTGGTACTTCCCGTTGATATTACTCGCATGAACAAATGGTATCACCTCGCTTTCCGTGTATTGCATTTATACGCCTAAGATATCATCAGCTTCACCTATTGACTTCTCTAAATCAGAGTAAGCATATGGAATGTCCTTCCCTTTATTTAGATTCTCTAACTCCGCATAACTTGCTTGATACATACTGTCTCGTATTAATTTGAGTTGCTTCAACGGAAGTTCAATGGTTATTATCTGTTCCCAGTCCTTCTTGCTATCTACTCTCTTCATATCATCACTCGCTTTCATTTATAGCTGTTTAAGATTGATTCAGCAGCATTTATAAGGGCTTCTTTATCTGGCTGTATATATGGCGGATTTCCTGGATACCATAATTCCTTTATAGTTCCATAACCGGTTTTTCCTAAAGAATCCTTTATCAGTTGAAGTTCTTTCAGTGATAATTCTACAGTTATAATGGAATCCCAATTTATTTTCTTTCTTCCTATCTCTTTCATACTTCATCATCCTCCGGGAATCTAAACACAATGTTTGCCGGTTCGAATTTCATATCTGGACTGTTAACCATTGTTTTGATGATTCCAAAACCTCTTGTTGCTGCCATATTCATAAATTCCTTTTCGATATCTTCTGGAACTTCTATATTCTGTGCGAAGAATGCTCCTGTATATGTGTTGTGCAACATTTCCATAGCTTTTATGGCTTTTTCTTCTGTTAAATACTGAGCCATAATTATTCCTTTTTCACCGATCATCGGCATATATGCCCTTATGAAGTTTCCAGTTCTACTCAATGGCACATTTTCATAAGGAATATCAAATTCTCCTGTCTGGCTAATTAATCTCGTCCTTATTCCTCCACCTTAGATACAAAGATATTAGATTTTAAGATACAAACTGGGCAAACACCACAGACGCTGATGTAACAGCAGTGACCGACACGACCCGAAGGGGAAACAATGGACAAGCTTTTCCCACAACCACGTTCTTCCGTTGACCATGGCGACAATGTCCAATACCAATCGTTTAAACACGGATTCGGTGTGATATCTGTATATCCGCGTGCTTCATCAAACGTAATCGGTCGAATTTTACAATCAACAGTTCCCAATTTCTGTCCATCCGCAGTGATAATAGTTGCTGTGTGTGTTTCGATATTTTCTGCCCCGAATTCTTCTTCGAAGTCTTTCAAAATTTCAGTGTCACACAGTTCCTTTACCTTTGATGTTTTGTAATCTGAGGTATCACCAAACTCTACATTTTCTTTCACCAGATCAAGTGAAATAATTTTCGTTGTATCTTCATACTGTTCCAGAACCTTGTATTTACGCTTCCCAGTGGTCTGAAAAACATCTCCACGTTTCAATGTTGAAAGCAAAGCCTTGCCAGTTTCTTCCTGCTTTTCCAGAAGTTCAACCAGTTCCTTTGCTTTCTGCAAAATTTCTTTATTACTCATATCATGCTTCCTCCTGTTTCATAAAATCTGGAATCTCTGGCTCGACAACTGCTGCCGAAACTGGTTCTTTCTCGGCTGACTGTACAACTTCTGCAACTGTCGGATGCTTCGGCTGTTCCTCGATCGCCATTGGTTCTGGAATGAATTCCTCTTTGTTGGCGTTCTGTTCGATCTCATATGCAACATCAGCTGCAAAAGCGTCATCTCTTGAAACCGTTTCTGTATCATTGTCCGCTTCCTGTACGAAAACATCACCATGAGTGTTGATGATCTGCTTTAAGGCACGATTGACAACGGTTTTCTTTGCCATCTGGTCAGTGAATTTCTGGTGTGTGCCATTTCCATTTTCCTTGTAACCATAACCCTGTAACCAAGCCTGTTTGATCTGCTTTATATTCATTACTTCCAGATGCTTTGTTCCGTCTTCCATCAGCACTACCGCATACGCTCCAAGAATCTTGTCATTGTCAATGTTCATAAAATCCTGTTCGTGAGAATCCAGAATCTTGTTTCCATCTTCAATATGATATTTGAATTTATCTCCTTGGTAGATGATCTCTGCGTGAATATCTTTCATTCCGTATCTTCTGGCGATTGTAATGTTTCCGAAATACGATCTCTGGAACTGGCACTGACCGGCATAACTAACGAAATATCCCTGTTTTTTCTGCACTGAAAGTCCAAGAGTTGCCATATTCATAAGGCTATTTGCAATGCTTGTGGATGTGCAAGATTCCAGAACCGGCTTATTATTTTTGTCTTTTGTTTCCTTGAGTACCAGATATGCTCCCATAAGTGCATTACTGAGATTGTAGTCCTTTGGAAAAGAAAGACCATATTTACATTTTTCTTCAAGCTGTTTTGTCAATCCGTCAATAAACTGATTGTTAATCACAACTGCTGCCTGCTGTTCTCCTACTGTTGCTAACTGTGTTTTGTTTGCCATTTTAATTCTCCTTTTCAATAATTATAATTATTCTTCCGACGCATTTCTGCTCAGCTCTACGCTTCGCCTATGCAGATCATTACTTCACTACACTACGCCGATACTCAACTGTTCGCTGCTATGCGTTACCTTTGCGGTTCATAACTTTTCCTCGCTGTGCCTATGCAAACTTTTTTGCACTTTTCAGTACTACTCCCTTGCATTACCTTGCTAAGCTACGCTTCGCCGAAACAAATCATTACCCGGCCATTCCACGCATTTGCTTTACCTATCATAACTACAATCAGCCATGCCGTAGCTTATTTTGTGATTTCAGTCCAGTTGAAGCGGCCTTTACCTGAGTTTCTCCACTGACCAATACCGTTGAACGCTCCATAATCGAGCCATTCGATTACATATTTCATGAGCGAATCGTCAAGTACTTTAATTGTGAATTCTACTGTTGTTCCTGCCGGAACCGTTTCACTGTCTGCTAACGAAATTCGTTCGCCCTGTGCGGTCTGTGCCCTCAGCGGTCTCTGGCAGTCAGAAAGCTCTGTGCCCTCTGGAAGAATAAATGGAATCTTACGTTCGTTTACAAATACCAGCAAGTCGATTTTCTTTTTGTATGCTGCAAGTTTCTTCGCTCCACCAATATAAGAACCTGCCTGTGCAGCTGACTTGAAAAATCCTCTGATCTGATAGTCCCATAAGAACGGATTGCCGTTTTCATCTTTCGGGAATATAGTTCTTCCTTTTTCGATAACTTCTTCAATTCCAAGAGATTCGACTTCCTGCTCCCGGGATGGTGCATCTGGTGCTTTAGATGCAATGAACTTCTCGTGAATATCTCTTTCTGCATTTGCAGTTCCCAGAACTTCCTCTAAAAATGTTAATCTAACTCTCATTTCTTTCATCTCAATTTTTCTCCTTTTTATGAATTATTGCTTTGCATCAGATTACATGACCTCTCGCCACTCCACTTTGCCTACGCCCCACGTTGCCTTTCTACGCATTTCCGTCACATTGCTTTGTCATGCTTTTCATAGCTTTTCCAATACTCTGCTTTGCCTTGCTTTTCAATTCCTTTGCTTTACTAGGCCTCTCCTCGCATTTCATTTCCCCCGCGTTTCTTTGCCACTCATATCTGTGCTATTCCTTAACTGTGCTTGGCTCTTCTATTCAGTTCCACAGCAACTCTGTTCTCTGCTCCTCCATTGCCCTGCGCCGCGCTACGCTTCACCGCCCGGCTAATCCATTGCAGTTCACTTTTATCAATTAATCACAATAGCTTCTACTGCAAAACGGGCATCCTGTAATCAGATGATTTCCGGCACTTTCCACCGAAATACCATGTGTTTTCTTGCCGTATCTGGTTCTTCCATTTTCGGAATAGATATTCTGATGGCAGTCCCAACAAATACCATTGTCCGGTGCAAAACGCGGATATTCGTTCTTATCACAGAACTGTTCCTGTGACTTGATAGCTTCTGGAATATTGTATGTCATGTTAAAATCCCTCCACTTTTAATTCATTGTCGGATACCTTCAAGTAGATAACCTGCTGTTCCATCTTCGGGAATCGTTCTTCATTCACAGATTCTGCATCGTCAATCCAAATTGGAAGTTTCAATCCGTTCAGTTCCTGTAATCCTGCCACAAGGTCAATGTTGCACAGAATCTGATCAGAGTGGTTCAGCCCGTTGAAGTAATCAATACCATCTACGATCATCCGGCATACTTCCACTGGTTCTCCGTCCTGCGTGTAGTCCAAAAACTGGAAATGGAAATGTTTGAAGTGTGGATTGATTGTATCTGCAAGTACCTGATTCTTCTGAATGGAAAACTCTTTCAACAAATCAATCTGTGACTGAACATCGGATTCTTTCTGGGAAATTTCTCTCTGTTCTTTTGTCAGTTGTTCGATTTCGTCTGCTTTTTCCTGCTTCATTTTCTCCTGCTGCCGAATATCTGCATCTATCTGTGCTAACTGGCGTTCTACTCCCAGTCGTTCTTGCATGACGGTTTCTTTCTCATCAGAGTTATTTGCCATGCTGTCCATCTGTTCCTGCTTCTTCTGGACTTCGGCTAACAATGCCTGATATTCTTCATTGCCGGACATATCCGGTTCTTCCGGCATACTGCTTAATCTCTGCTTAATCTGAGCAACCTCGGACGCAAGTGTTACTATGCTCTGCTTTGTATTTTCAATCTGAGATTCCAGTTCTCCGCGTGACTTGTCTACTTCTTTCTTTCTGGAAACTTCCGCCTGTCCATCTTCATTGATTTCTCTGAGTTTCTGCTGTTTGTCTTTTTCGAACTGTTCTTTCTTTTTCAGTTCTGCATCAATTCTGACCTGTTTAATCTTCTCGAAATTGGACTTAAGCTGCTCAATCTGATCTTCTGGAAGATTCTGACCGCAAGTCGGGCAGATAGTTGATTCTGGATTGAATTCCTCTGCTTCGATTTCTTTCAGTGCAGAATCATCGAAACTGGATGCATATGTCTGCTTGTATTTCTCCTGCAATACTGTGATTCTCTGCTGTATACGTTCCGGCTTTTCAGCACTTGCCAGAAGGTTTTTAAGCGTGCGAAGATTTTCTTCTTCCTGTTTTTTCTTGAACAAGCGGTCATTATATAAAGAAACAACGTTTCTTCGTTCTTTCTCTACATCCGCGACCAGTGCATTCATGGATTTCTTCAATCCTGTAATCTCGTAGGATAGTTCATCGTATGCTTTACTAGAATCTAACAACTGCTGCATCTTCTGCTTTAATTCACTCAGTTTGTCCAGAAGACTTTCTCTCTCTTTTGTTCGGTCTACACACTCAATTTCCTTGCTTCTTGCAGACTGAAGTTCAGATTTCTTGGCATCCAGTTTTTTCTTCCAGTCAAGTCGTTCCTTATTGAGTTTCTTCATGGTTTCTTCTACCGAATGTCCTTTTGTGATTTTCGATACTTCGGAATGGCTCTGCATGAACTCCGCAATATCAAATCCCGCCATTTTTTCAAGAAGTCCTCTTGCTCCTACTGAAGATTTTCTGATTTCGTTCAGGAATATTCTGGCATTACTACACATCAGAATTACTTCCGGATCCGCAATACTACTCAGATATTCTTCGAATTTCTTCTTATTATAATCGAAACCATCCACCTGATACTTTGTAGTGCTGGAAGATTTACCTTTCTTCGTTTCCTTGCGGATCACGGTTTCTACTCCGTCAATAAGAATAACCAGTTCCCTGATTACATCACCCTCAACTTCCTCGCCATCAATTTTTCTCCTGACACCGCTCGGAAGTGTACAGTCTGCCAATTTTCCTGTCAGCGTATCGAAATATGCATCCATTAATGTAGACTTTCCTTGCCTGTTTCTTCCAGATACCATCGTTTTCGGTGCGAACTGGTAAGATGCAGACTCTAATTTTTTGTAATTCTCAACGCTGAGCTGCTTTAATTCCACTGTTTTCATTAATTCTCACTCCCATATTGTTAATTGATACTTCATATGCCATTTTGGATTCTTTTCCATATTCCCGGCTCTGGATTCTTCCATGTATGGTAAGCCCAATTCCAACCGGAAGTTTCCTTGCCCATCTTGCACTTCTTCCCCAACAGATACACGGTATATAATCTGATCTTTCGTAAGGTCTGTTCACTGCAAGTAATATTTCTGCGATTTCTCTTCCGAGAGGAGTTCTTCTGTATGTAGGTGGCTTGCAGATGAATCCATCAAGGAATATCTTGTCCTCTGGAAACACTTCTGAATCATCTACGAATGTGATCTCCTGTGCCATCAAGGTAAGAATTAGATGACTTCTGTTCTTTCCCTGCTTATTATAGGAACGAAAATCTCCCACAAGCTCCACTGGTTCTCCGGTGAAGTCCTCTCTCGTGTCAATCAGATGCTCGGAAATCGTAACCGGAATATAATCATAATTTCCACTCAACCGCTCTGCCGCAATTTCTGTGGTATAGAAATTTTCGCCATGCATACAGTAGCTATAGGTAAATCCTTTTGTGAACCTTCCAACCACTGTGGCTTTATTGTTTTCTCCCATCTTCTATCCACCTCTCGATCTGGAGCATTATGGGAAGAGAAATAAGGCTTGAAGCAGCTGCACTGATGCACAGGATTTTCCATACATCCATTCTACTTGTCCACCACAGCACAATTGCCACTGTGGAAAATACTCCTATTTCTGCCATAATTCCCATAAAGCACAAAACTTTGCTCATTTCCCTTTTCCTTTCGTGACCACCGTTGCGAGCAACGCAACAGATAATGCTACAACTGCGAGTTCCATCTTCTTGTTTTTTGACTCCTGATCTGCGATAATTTCACTTGCAAGAGTTTTGTTTTCTTTGATTTTTGACATAAAAAATGCCCTCCTGATTTATTTTTTCTTTTCAAATACAGGAAGGTATGTTATACTTTACCTGTATTTAACTTACCTAATTAAGTTAGATACGCGGCTCTGCGTGGTATTCGCTGTACCCGCGGAGCCAAACCTTACTCTTCTGCAATAAATTCTCCATTTACGAGTTTATAAAATGTATCAGGTTTTATCTTTGTTCCGTCTACTTTCGCAGACTTCACATCTACAATATGGTATGTTCCGTCTTCAAATTTCTTCCATTCAGCCAGTACAATGAAGCATCCAATAGACCCTTTTACTTTGGAGTCGTATCCGATTGCTATCGCAACGCTCTCTTTACCTTCTACGGTTGCCGCTGAACAGTCTCCGGTGTTGGTTGCCGCTGAACAGTCTCCGGTGTTG